GACAGCGTGCCCTTGAGATAGTTAACAACTATGAGAAGGGGGAGGTAGATTCGGTATCGTGACATACATGTTCTTTTCTTTCGCGATATTAACAAATTATATTATGAGAGAAGAATAAAAGTTGATGTGGGCTTGGAACTGACCAAGGACCATACCTTAGTAGTATGGGGAACGTTCAGCATCAAAGTATATTAGTGGGCTTGGAACTGACCAAGGACCATACCTTAGCAGTATGGGAAACGTGTAGCTGAGATATACTTCTTCTCTCTTTTTCGCGTGAAAAACAAACTATATTATGAAAAGAAACCAAATAGAAAGGAGGGATCTATATGACACTCAGACAGAAGTTTTGGGCAGTTGTAGGAAGATTCTTATATAAAGTTGGTTATCTTAAGGATTGATTAATGTTGGAGAGTTTAGGCTGAATTGATATTTGGCTTAGACTCTTCTTTTGTTTTTGAATTAATGGTATCTGTCATAGAAAGGAGGCGATATGCATGGCGAAGAGAGGTAGAAAACCGATAGCAGACCCTAGAGATACAAGGTATCTGGTTCGTGTTAATAGGAAAGAATTAGATATTTTAGAGAAGGTTCGTAAGTCAACAGGTATGAGTGCTGCTGATGTATTTAGAACTGCTTTAGAGAGAATGTACCAGGAAGAGAAGTAAGTAAGGAGGATTAAAGTTATGAAATTTAAGATAGGTAAACGTTATAGATGGAATCCTTATCGTAGTGGTAAGAAAAAATGGAAGAACGGAATTTTGAGTGAGATTATCACCGGTGTCGATGGTGTGAGATATGGTATTTTCGTGACTAGAGATAATGAGGAATGGCAGATACCGTTGTGGAGCGAAGATTTGGAAGAGTTTAAGGAGGATTGATATTTTATGAATGAAAACAAAGAGGTTCGTATTATCGTAGCTGGTGGTAGAGATTTTGATGATTACGCATTATTGAAATATGCGTTAAAAGAATATATTAACGGGCTTGAGTCAGTAGATCTTAGTCAAATTATTATCATATCAGGAACAGCTAGGGGAGCGGATACATTGGGAGAACATTTTGCGTATAATTACGGGATTGATATTCGTAGGTTTCCTGCTAGATGGGATGAATTTGGTAAGTCTGCTGGTATCATTCGTAATTGTGAAATGGCTAATTACGCTGGAAGGGCTATGGGAGTGTTATTCGCCTTTTGGGATGGTAAGTCAAGAGGAACCAAACATATGATTGAAGTAGCTAAGAAACGTGGTTTGGAAGTACATGTTGTGGAATATTAAGGAGGATTAGAGTTTTATGAACATTAATAAGAACATTACTATTAATTTATCAGAAGATGATGTAAAGGAAATTATAGCGGACTACTGCAATAAAAACGGTTACAAAGTAAAACCCGATGATGTTACGTTATCAATTGGCAGTCATTGTGTTGGGTTTGGTCCTGGAGAGCACATGGAGCATTATTTCGCTGGAGCTAAAGTGAAGGTTAAGGAGGAAGCAAAAAGACCTGAAATGGATGAAACAAATGATTCTAAACAAATGTATATTTGGAAGTGTATTTGTGCATTCAATGAATATTTTGATGAATATAATAAAACCCACGATAAACCAGATGTAAAAATGCTAGAAGTGTATAGTGATCTTGTTGGAATGTGGTGTGAAAAAGATAAGGAGGAATAGAAAATGAAGTTAGTAGATTTTAAAACATTTAATCGTATGCCGGCTGGTACTATATTTGCGCCGTATACACCGTGTGTTTTAGAAGAAGGTTTAGCGATTAAGGTCGATCATGGTGGAGAATTAAATCCTATATTTTATAACTTCGATTGGGTTTTTAATGGGGTTATGCCGTTGGAGCCTTGGAATCTCGATAGCGTGTTTGATGAGGAATCAGTTCAAGCTAGTTTTGAAATTTATGATGGGGATACTAACGATTACCTTGGCTATAAACAATTCTTGATATTTGAAGAGTGTGATATTGACCGTCTAATTCAGGTATTACTGTGGGCTAAGGGTGGCTGCAAGGACGAAGATTATCATGGGTTTGATGAGTGGTAAGGAGGATTGATATTTATGAGTAATTTAAGAATCAAGAATAAGAGACTTAAAAGAGAGTTGGAGTTATTAAAGGGGCAGACTATTCAGCCGAAAATGGTTTACGATCGTCGTGGAATTGTTACGTTGGGAAGTAGACATACATACGATGACAGTTTATTTGGATGTATTCCAGAAGACATTATCGTTAGAGAGGCTATTAGCGGTTTGGCTGATGAGGTAAAACCCTATATTAGACTTAATTCGTATCGCGATTATGTTACCGGTAATCTCGTGGTTGAAGCTGAGTTGGATGTTGTTCAGTAAGGAGGATTGATATTTTATGAAAGAAGTTAAAAAGAAACGAGGAAGACCTAGAGAGGAAGGAGCTAGACGTAATCAATACCGCCTTATGTTATCGGATTCTGAGGCCGAAAGTCTTAAGATTTTAAGTGAAAGAACCGGAGAAACAAGGGCTGATATTTTAAGAGAAGCTCTTCGTACATACACAAATCTTAAGAATTTCCAGTTAAATTCGGAAGAAAATGCATGAATTATGTGATATCAGTAAAATGCAAAAATTGCCGAATTATGTGATATCAATAAATTATTTTTGCCTATTTATGTGATATCAATAAATTATTTTTGAATTATGTGATATCAGTAAAATAGGTTTTTTTCGAATTAACTGATATCAAAATAGCCCAAAACTGTAACCTTTTTCGTAATAAGTATGTTTTTTTGATTATATTATTATAAAGATTAAAAAATTATAGTATATTAGAATATTTATTATTATATATATAGTATAACCAAAAAATCGCACATAACGGCAAAAAAGGTTACAGGTAAGGCAAATCAGCTAAGAAAGGAGATTTTTAACATAATATTATGGAACAGTATAGATATGACGACAACTATAGAGAATATAGGCGACTATTCCGAAGATTCAAAGAAGAATACTCAGAGCTAATAGTTAGAGGGACTAATTTTATTCCTTACGGATATCAGGAAATATTAGTTATGATTCCTCGAAAAGGAAAACTTATATATAACTCAGTCGGTGCTGGCGGAACTAAAATACGCTGGGTTGAAGGTCCTTACGAAGACGAACGAGAACTTAAGCAAATGGAACGAGAAATGCGACCGTATATGTATCAGAACTTTCTACGAGAGATTGACTGGTACCAAAAAATTACTGGAGCATCTCAGGGAGATATTGCTAGATTAACTGGCGTGTCGAGGAAATCTATCAATAAATACTTATCAGGAGTCAAATCGCCAAAAGTCAGTACGATGATAAAAATAGCAGATGCTTTAGGAATTGATATCTAGAAAGGAGAGCATATGGAGAAGAGGAAAAGCTTAAAAGATAGACGTGAAGCAATGACTAAAAACTATGACATACCAATCGAGGCGTTTGAACACAGATATTTTTGGCTGTTCGAAAAACTTGAACATTATGAAGAATTAGATGCAAACAGAGTATTTATATTTCTAAATGATGGAACCACTCTTATGTATGATAATTTAGTTCATACTTACTATAATGTAAAAATATTTAATTCAGTAGGAGAATTATCAAACGAAGAATGGAAGAAAGGTTTTTCTCATTTACTAAGAGCAAATATTAGAAGATCTGGGTTACCGCAGTACATATTAGCAGAAAAAATAGGAATCACAAAATCTATGCTAAATAATTATGTCGCTGGAAAATCTATACCATCGTCTAATATCCTTAATTATCTTGCAGAAGAATTAAATTGTAGTGCTGACGACCTGTTTCCTAAAAAATACATAATATTAGATTAAAAGAAAGGAGTATTAATATTTATGGAAGAATGGAGAAGAAGCAAAATTTGCCCAGATTACAAAGCAAATAATCACGGAACGGTAAAGAATATTAAGACAGGTAGAACGATATACCCAACACCTACCGGAAGTAACTTGTATGTGAAATTAAAAATAGACGGTGTATATAAGAGTTATAAACTGGCCGAGATAGTCGCCGATGCATTTTGTGAAGACGGTTTTGATCATAGCCAATTATATACGGGATGGCAGTCTCACTGTGGAAACAGCAGATGGTGATATTTATCATTTCGAAGTAATTGAAGATTGATATTTACATAACTCGCTAAATTTACATCTCATATTATGAGAATAAAACACAAATATTTAGGAGGTATTTATTATGAGAGATTATTTAGCAGAAATCAAAATTCTTGAAAAGGAGATTGAAGCGATCAACGATGAAGTTAGTATAATTAGTCTACAACTCAACAATTTTGAAGTTGCGATCTACACAACGAAACATAAAACATTTAGCGGTCTTACTTTAGAGCAAGCGTATGAAAAAGATCCTGATTTGCTTGATGCTTATTTCAGGTCGATCAAAGAATACGATAGACTTAAAGAAGAGCGCGCTAAGCTATATGATGAACGAAGATGTAAATTGCATAGGAAAGAAGAGTTGAAAGAAGAATATTTGCGTCTACATACGTGTGATTTCTACAGACCGATGGATGAGATTGATATTTGTAATCTTATCAGTAAAGACGGATACATAGTTGGTGTTAAATTCTAAAAGCTAAGGAGCTTTGGATCTAAATGATCTGAGGCTCTTCTTTTTGCTCTTAAATATATTCGCGAAAATTACACACCCTTTTATAGAAAGATGAGATTGATATTTTCAACCTCTTCTTTTCTTTTCGAACAATGCTATTTAGAAATATAAGAAAGGAGAATGCAAATGGGAGAGAAATGGACACAAAGCAAGGAATTTGAAAATTACGAAATAAGTGATGAAGGGAGAGTAAGAAATGCAAAAACTGGAAGAATACTAAAACCGAGTCTTGATAAAAAAGGCTACGAGACTGTAAAAATTAAAGAAAATGGAAGACAAGTAACTAAGAGGGTCGGCAAATTAGTTGCTGATACATATCTTGATAAAGATCCATCAAAATCATGTATTAGATATATTGACGGAAATAAACATAACAATCGTCCAGATAATATCGAACGTAGAAGTCGTGGGAAAAGAATTCGTGTTGTGGAAACGGGAGAAGTTTATAATTCAATTTCCGAATGTAGTAAATCTATAGGAATGAATAAATCCACAATAAGCAAATGCTGCAACTACAATTTTTATAACAACAACAGAGGCCTACACTTCGAAGCTGTAGATTAATACATATCAATCTCATTTATTGATATTTACATAAAAAAAAGTTACACACCCGATTCACGTAAAAAACATTGCCTGTTATGAGAGAAAAGTCTATTTTTCTCTTTTCTTTATATTAGGCGGACCATTAGCTCAGTTGGTTAGAGCATCCGGCTCATAACCGGACGGTCCTTGGTTCGAGTCCAAGATGGTCCATGTGATTTACGTGAGGAGGCAATACATATGTTAGAGAACAAATTTCAATCGAAGCTTATTAAAGAGCTCAAAAAAGAATTTCCAGGCTGTATGATCCTGAAGAATGATCCAACTTATATTCAGGGAGTTCCTGATCTTCTTGTTCTCTACAAAGATAAGTGGTGTGCATTAGAAGTGAAGAAGAGCGCTACGGCAAAACATCAGCCAAATCAAGATTACTATGTAGATAAAATGAATGAGATGTCACACTCGGCATTTATATATCCTGAGAACAAGGACCAAGTCCTGGGCAATCTCAGAAAAGCATTTAACAAATAAGGAGGAAGTATTAAATGATTTTCGAACAACATTTGAATCTGCGAGGTAAGCACGCTAGTTTATCACCTAGTCAGCCACATTGGTTGCGATATAACGAAGATCAACTTTATCAAAAATATGTAAGTCAGTACGCTCAGAGTATGGGTACATCACTTCATGAGTTAGCTGAAACACTGATAAAAAATAATCTTAAGCTTAAAAAGGGAGATAAACTTACAGTCTTATCTCATTTATTGAATGATGGTATTCCACGAAACGTAATTGATATGGAACGTATATATTCCAATTTTATGAATTATGTAAATGATGCTATTGGATTCAAACTCACACCAGAACAAATTCTATATTACTCCGATTACTGTTTCGGTACAGCAGATGCTATTTCCTTTAGAAATAACTTCTTAAGAATACATGATTATAAGTCTGGGACAACCCCAGCGAAGATGGAGCAGCTACTTGTGTATGCAGCTCTTTTTTGTTTGGAATATAAAGTCAAACCTGGAGAGATTGAAACTGAATTACGAATCTACCAGAACGATGAAGTTATATTTCACAACCCAACCGCTGAAGAAATACTTCCAGTAATGGATGCGATAATTCAGCATAGCAAAGCATTGGAGCGAATAAATGAGGGGGTGTAATAAATGGAGTTTTTAGAGAAACCTCCGTTAAACGAACTTGTTGAATCTATATTTAGAGAAGAGGATCTTGAGCACAGCGATGAAGAGTTCACCGTTGCTGACGAGATCCTTTCTTATTTTGGTTTAGTAGACCAACTAGAAAATGACGAGCTTGCACATTACGGTATTAAACGTCGAAGTGGTAGATATCCTTATGGCAGTGGGAAGGACCCATTTCAGCATGGCTCCGATTTCCTCGCAAGAGTTAAGGAACTTAAAAAGGCAGGCTTCACATATACCGATGAAAATGGTAAGACGTGGACTGGAGATAATGCAGTTGCTAAATCCATGGGTCTTACCTCAACAGAATTTAGACGACAAATTAGCTGGGCTGGATACGAAGAAAGATTACAGCAAGTTGCAAGAGCCAAATCTTTGAAAGAAGATGGTCTTGGAGCGACTGCTATTGGTAGAGAGATGGGGCTTCCTGAATCTACTGTAAGATCTCTTCTTAATCCTAAATCAGAAGATAGAATGAATCAGGCTATGGAGACTGTGGATTTTTTAAGAGATCAGGTTGAACAGAAAGGTATGATTGACGTAACAGCCGGTGTTGAGAAGTCTCTTGGTATATCTAAAGAGCGGCTTAATTTAGCTGTCGATTATTTAGAGAAAGCTGAAGGCTGTCCGGTATATACTGGCGGTGTTCCTCAAGTAAACACAAAAGGCCAGCAGACAATTCAGAAAGTTCTATGTTTACCTGGAACCGCACATAAAGAAATTTATGAGTATGATAGGGTGAAAACAATTGACGATTACGAATCCACAGATGGTGGAGATACATATCAGAAGAAGTTTACATATCCTGCGAGTCTAGATTCAAAACGTTTGATGGTCCGTTATGCTGATGATGTAGGAGCAGACGGATTTAAAGGCATTGATAAAGATGGAATAATTGAGCTTCGAAGAGGAGTTAAGGATCTGGATCTTAAAGATTCGCGATATTCCCAGGTTCGTATTTTAGTAGACGGAACGCATTATCTTAAAGGTATGGCGGTATATTCTGATAACATGCCTGATGGAGTAGATGTTGTATTTAATACGAATAAGAAAAAGGGAACCCCAGCATTAGGGGATAAGACAAATACGGTTCTTAAGAATATTAAGAAAGACGATCCTGACAATCCGTTTGGTTCACTTATTAAGGATGCTGACAAAGGCGGACAATATTGGTATGACGATCCAAAGACAGGCAAGAAGAAACTTGGTCTTATTAATAAAAGATCTGACGAAGGAGATTGGGATGATTGGGCTGATGCGTTGCCATCACAATTTTTAGGTAAACAGTCACAGTCAATGGCTAAGAAGCAATTAGACCTTGCTAGAAAAGATAAACTTGCCGAGTTTGACGAATATATGTCTATTACTAATCCAACAATTAAGAAACATATGTTAGAGAAATTTGCGGATAGTTGTGATGCAGCAGCTGTACATTTGAAAGCGGCAGCATTACCCGGACAGAAATACCACGTTATTATTCCAATTAACACTTTAAAAGACAACGAAGTATATGCTCCAAACTACGAGAGCGGAACCAAGCTCGCTCTTATTCGTTATCCTCATGGCGGACGATTTGAAATTCCAATTTTAACTGTCAACAATAAGAATCCACTAGGCGATAAGATAATCGGTAAGCAAAGTATCGATGCTGTTGGTATTAATCATAAGATTGCCGATCAGTTATCTGGAGCTGACTTTGATGGTGATACAGTTATGTGTATTCCGACTCATGATCCAAGCGGTAAGGTGAAAATTTTAAATAAGCAACCTCTTAAAGATCTAGAAGGATTCGATCCAAAAGTAGAATATGGCGGAGTTGCTAAGAAAGATGATGATGGTAATATTCGTTATTACCGTAATGGGAAAGCATATCCAATAATGAAGAATACCGGAACTCAAATGGGTGTTGTATCCAATCTCATTACTGATATGACTTTAGCTGGAGCTGACGATAAAGAATTGGCAAGAGCAGTTAAGCACAGCATGGTTGTTATTGATGCAGAGAAGCATCATCTTGATTACAAGCAAAGTGAAATAGACAACAATATTGCTGCTCTTAAAAAGAAGTATCAGGTTCGTATCGATGAGAATGGAAATGAGAGATCTGGTGGAGCTTCTACTATATTATCTAGATCTAAGGGACAATATTCAGTTGATAAGAGACAAGGTTCTTATAAAATAAATATTCCCGGAAGCAAAGATTATGACCCGACTAAACCAGATGGAGCAAAAATATGGAAGAAGGCCGATGACTTATATTATGTAGATCGGAAACGTGATAAGAAAACTGGTCTTATTTCTGTACGTACCGTTGATGGTAAAAAAATAGAATATGACCCTAGGGATAAGAAAGCTTATGAAAAGTATAATCCTGTAGAGAAAAAAGATCCTATCACAGGAGCCGTCACATATACGAATGCCGCTGGGGATATTACTTACCGAACTAAGAAAAGAAGTCAGCAGAGTACTAAGATGGCTGAAACAGATGATGCTTATACATTGGTTTCTAAATATAGACATCCTATGGAACTTATTTATGCAGACTATGCTAATGACATGAAACACTTGGGTAATAAGGCCAGATTAGCAATGGCTAACACTGGTAAGATAGAGTACTCTTCTACAGCAAAAGCTACGTACAACGAAGAAGTTAAATCACTTATGAGAAAGCTGGATAATTCAGATCTCAATAAAATTAGAGAGAGAACAGCTCAAAGAAAGGCCAATGCTGAAATCAATACTAAGAAGAAAGCATACTTGGAAGAACATGGAGAAGAGCTTAAGGGCGAAGCTTTAAGGAAGATGAGTCAGCAAGCATTAAACAAGTATAGACAAGAGGTTGGAGCAATCTCTAGGAGAGATAGAAACATAGAGATTACAGACAGAGAATGGGAAGCTATACAAGCTGGTGCTATTAGCGAGAGTAAGCTTAAGCAGATACTCAACACCACAGACATCGATGTACTAAGAGAACGAGCAACGCCTAGATCTTATAATAATCTTAGCAATGCGCAGGTTAATAGAGCTAAAGCTATGGCCGCATCTAACTATACACTTGAACAGATAGCTAATAAACTTGGCGTATCAACCTCAACAGTATCTAAGTATTTGAAAGGAGTGAAGTAAGTATGTTGACAGAAAGTAAAGTTATGCTAACTACGATGGATAATCCTTTCGATCCTATCGATGACTTCACTTCTTGGAGACGATTCGATGAAGAGAAAGGCTATTACACTTGTAGTTACTTAGCAAGAATCGCAAACATTACTGATGATATGTCTCAAAAAGAAGAAGATGATGAAATTGAGCGCGCGATTGACGAAATTATTGAACTGAATCCTTTAGGAATTTATAAAAAAGTAAAAAAAGAAATACCATTCATATTTTAAAGACTGGGGGGGGGAGGGTGTTTGAAAATTGGCACCCCCTCCTGCATCGCGCGCCTCTTTAAAAATTCTCCGGCGGGATATTTTGTGAAAACTAATTAGCATTTAGGAGCTGTATGTCGACATAGACTTTGGCTCCTCTTTGTTTTGGGCATAAGATAGCATTTAAGGTGTCTATAAGTTTGGTAACGAAAAATGTAAAAACTCCTTTCAAATTCAACATATCAATACACCCAATGATTTGTTTCTTATAGACACCTTAAATGCTATCTAAACTATATTAAAAGTATTGCGAAAGTCGTCAATATAGTTGGTTAATGTATACAAAAACAAACGAGAGGAGGCAGTAAGTATGCCAAAAGTCAAAGCGAACTCACCAAAGTCTACAAAGAGGGTGAGACCTGCTTTAACTCCAGAAGCTAGAGAGAATCAAATGATTTCTTTAGCGGTCGACCTCGCTGAAAGGCAGTTGATAGAAGGTACTGCTTCTTCTCAGGTCATTACACATTTTTTAAAACTCGGCACGACAAAAGCAGAGTTAGAAAAAGAGAAACTTAAAAATGAAAACAAATTATTGGAAGCTAAAACTAAACAAGCAGAGACATCAGAAGAGATTAAAACCCTTTATGAAAATGCTATTAAAGCTTTCAGGAACTATAACGGACAAGGCGATCCAGAGGAGTATGAAGATGACTAGAACATATTCCGAATTAATCAGATTGCCAACTTTCTTAGATCGTTTCAGATACTTACAACTTGGTGGAAAAGTAGGAGTAGAAACATTTGGTTACGATCGATATTTGAATCAGATCCTTTATCGTACAACAGAATGGAAACGCTTTCGCAATAAGATAATCGTTCGGGATAATGGCTGCGATTTGGCTTGTGACGGATATGAGATTGTTGGACAAAGAATCTTGGTGCATCATATCAATCCGATTTCAGTAGAAGACGTTCTTCAAAGAGATCCGAAAGTATTTGATCCAGAGAATGCTGTATCAACAATACTCAACACTCATAATGCCATTCACTATGGAGATGAGAGTCTGCTATTGATAGAACCTATAGAACGAAAACCAAACGATACTTGTCCTTGGAGACGATAGAGAAGGAGGTGTGAATATTGGAAAGTATACTCACGTCGATTAAAAAACTTCTTGGAATTACAGAAGAGTATGAACACTTCGATTCGGACATCATCATGCATATTAATTCAGTGTTCATGATTTTAAATCAGTTAGGAGTAGGTCCTAGTAATGGTTTTAGCATTTCCGATAAAACAGCGACATGGGACGATTTTCTTCCGGATGACAATAAGAATTTCGAAGCTGTTAAATCATACATACATTTAAAAGTTAAGCTCATTTTCGATCCGCCAATGAGTTCCTCTGTAATGGAAGCTATGAAACAGATAATTAATGAACTCGAATGGAGATTGAACGTAGAGGCAGAACAATCTGAAAAGGAGGTAAGTCAAAATGGATAATAGTATTTGCTCAGACGAACTCTATCACCACGGAATTAAAGGCATGAAATGGGGAGTAAGAAGATACCAGAACAAGGATGGCACGCTTACTGAAAAAGGTCAGAAACGATATGAAAGAGATCAGCGAGAAAATTCCGGAAAAAAGAAAGGCAACAAAGTTGGAGCGGCAGATCCTAATAGATGGGTTAAAGAGGACTTAACTCGAAGCAAAACGCTCGCTAATGAATCTAGCACAATGGCAAATAAGTTAAAGGGTATGACGGACAAATCAATCAAAAACACTCCTAAAACTAAAATGGATCTGAGTAACATGACTGATAAAGAAATGCGTGACCAGATTAATCGTGCTTTCCTTGAGAAGCAGTATAACGATATGTTTGCTCCTCAGAAATCAACAAAAGGTCGAGAGTATGCTAGTAAAGTCTTAGAAGTTGGAGGAGATGTCTTGGCTATTACAAGCTCTGCCTTGGCAATAGCATTGGCTATTAAGGAACTGCGAGGATAACTGTTATGGAAGAACTTTATCATCACGGCGTTAAAGGTCAAAAGTGGGGCGTTCGCAGATACCAGTATGCAGATGGAACATTGACACCATCTGGTAAGAAACGATATCAGAACTCTTCAGATACTCATATCACACAGAAAAAGACTACGTTAATGAGTATGAAAGTTTCTGAATTAAAGAACACTGTCAAAACTCAAGTTACAGGTAAGCAGTATGTTGATACATATCTGAAACAAGGCACCACATTTGCTCGAATTCAGACTTCAAAAGAATTCGAGAATTTTGCATTCTACGCTACATACAAAAAGAAAGATATGGATAAGTATCTTGGACTATTTGGTAAGAATCTCACGAGTAGAGCAGCATCGGATGCAAGACGGGCTGAGAAACAGGCAGAAGCAACCGGTAGTGAGGAAGATTTCAACATTGCAAAATCTCTAAGAGATAAAAGCAATAATATGAAAGTTTATCAGTTGAAACTGGAAACGGTCAAAAAGTTGAAAGTTCCCTCAGACGAGAATGCTGGTTACATAACTGCAAACTTATTGAAAGAGCCAGAGTTTAAGAAGAATGTAGAGGCTTCGATAGCCGACTCTAAAGAGAAGATGCGACGTCCTACACAACAGGTGATATTTAAACAAGCTCAAAATGCTTTGGAGAAAGATCCAAGTAAACTTAGTAATTCTGAGAAGGTGGCTATCTATAAGGCTCTGAATCTATCTCTTGTAAACCATAATCAACAAGAGATAGCTGCGCAAAACCGTTTCTACTCAGAGTTAAAGAAGAAAGGTTATAATGCTTTACTTGACTATAACGATAAGGAGTATTCAAGTTATCATGCAAAGAGACCAATGATTGTATTCGATACAGATTCAGTGAAACTTCAGTCTGTAACCGAAGCGAATCCTAAAATTGTAGACAAGCTGTATCGAAAATACAATTCGGAAAGAATCGTTAAGGAAATCGGAGCTAATACAGTTGGTTTCGTATCTAAGCTCGGAACGAAGAGTGTGTCGGAGTGTGATTCTTATGTGAACCGTAAACTTGATAAGTATCTGAGTTAATAGGTAGGTGAGTCAAAATGGAGTATGCAATTTCAAGAATAGCTTCTACAGACGAACTCTACCATTACGGCGTAAAAGGCATGAAATGGGGAATAAGACGTTACCAAAATAAAGACGGTTCTCTCACTAATGCTGGAAAGAATAAATACCAAAACGAATCCGATAAGAGCACGAATAGATCGAGCCACAGATCGAGAATTGAATCTAAGTATATTAGTAAAGGGATGAGTCCTAAACAGGCTAAGATGGCGGCTGATAGACGTATCAAAACCGAGAAAATTATAGCCATAACAGCCGGTATCACAGTTGCTTCGATAGCTGCATATGCGACAAATAAGTACATTAAAGATTACTGTGATAAAACTATAAAGTCTGGAAAATTGTTACAACGAGTAGAGATGAAGGATACCGGAGGAAAGCTTTATGATAATTTCTACGCCTCATATAAGAAGAGCGATAACATAAAGTATACCGGTAAACTCGGTAGAGAAAGATATCAACAGACAGGAAAAGCATACACAATGTCTTTATTAGTTAAAGATGATGTCAAAGTTGCTTCTAAGAATAATGCGAAGAAAGTATTCAAAGATCTTTATAAGAATGATAAAAAGTTTGCAGAGTATGTACACAATCTACCAAGCTCTATAAGTTCGAATGAAAAGCCTATAAGATTTGCTAAATTAGGAACGTATACAGATGGCGAATTATCAAAGCTATATGAAAATTTTAATTCCAAATTAGCTGGAAATCATGATTCATATTCATCCAAAACATTTTATAGTGCTATGAAATCAAAAGGATATAATGCTATTCAAGACATTAACGATATGAAGTTTAATGACTACAAGACAAAAAATCCTCTCATAGTATTCGATGCAAAAGGAAAGGTTTCTGTAACTAATTTTAGAGAATTAACAGTTGCTGAGATATCAAAGAATCTTGATCAAGTTAAGAAAATACAGAAAGCTGAAGACTACGTCAACAAAATAATAACTGGCTCAAAAAAGGGAGCTACATATGCTTTGGGAGCAACTGTTCCAGTAGGAGTATCATATGCTTTTAACACAAAAGCGATAAATAATTATCGTAAACAACATCCGAACACGAAACTATCCGATAGAGAAATTATTGGGATGCTGTCAGGGAACACATAACTATTTGAAATAAGAGGTGAAAATCAAAATGGGATATTATGATGACGAATTAATGCACTACGGTGTAAAAGGTATGAAGTGGGGAGTTAGGAGAGCTAGACCACAGACAGCCGTTGATTCTGCAAGAGCAAATTATAAAACAGCAAAGAAAGAATATAACAAGTCTTTTAATAAGGCTTATAACAGAGCGGTAGCCGCATACAGTCCGGTTAAGAAACATCGACAGGCTAATGACAAAAGATGGGAAGATGCTGCCAATAAAGCTGAGAAATTAAAAGAAGCAAAGGCTGACTATAAGAAAGCTAAAGTAGAACAGAAACTAAATAAGCAGGCCGCTAAGACCTCTGGTAAAACTGCAAAATATAAACAGTATGAACATGCATATAAATTGTCTGACGCCGGAGCTAAAGATACATTAACCCCTACACAATATGCTCGATATGCTACTTCCGGAGCTAGAATGGCACAGAAGCGTAAAATCAAAGAGTTAAAAAGAGCCTCTGATAAGTCTATCGAGAAAACTAATAAAATGATTAAACATATTAGCGACAATTATAACCTGGCGTACGATGTAACTACTGGGGTATACACTATTAAAAGGAAATAGTAATTAATAATATTGAGGAGAAAATCATCATGAGTCTTTCAAACACAGCGACCCCGAAATATTACGGCCGCTTTAGAGAGGCGGTCATGCGAGGAGAAATCCCGATATGTAAAGAAATCTCAATGGAGATGAATCGAATAGATGATCTTATAGCTAACCCTGGAATTTGGTATGACGACCAAGCGATCCAGGGTTTTATTAATTATTGTGAGAATGAACTTACATTAACTGATGGTGAAGATCTTCATTTACTCGATTCGTTTAAACTTTGGGCCGAGCAAATATTCGGATGGTATTACTTCGTTGAAAGAAGTGTTTATGACTACGATGAAGGACGATACGTTAACAAGCGAATTAAGAAACGACTAGTTAACAAACAGTATCTGATTGTAGCCAGAGGTGCTGCTAAATCAATGTATGCAGCATGTATTCAATCTTACTTCCTCAACGTTGACACAAGCACTACTCATCAGATTACGACTTCTCCGACCATGAAACAGTCAGAAGAGGTGCTAGCTCCGATTCGAACTGCAATTACAAGAGCAAGAGGTCCACTATTCAAATTTCTAACAGAAGGTTCTCTCCAAAATACTACAGGTTCTAGAGCAAATCGCCAGAAACTAGCTAGTACTAAAAAAGGTATCGAGAACTTCTTAACAGGATCTCTACTTGAAATCAGGCCGATGAGTATCGATAAGCTTCAGGGTTTGAATAGTAGGATAAATACAGTCGATGAGTGGCTTTCTGGTGATGTTAGAGAGGATGTTATCGGCGCTTTAGAACAGGGCGCTTCAAAGAACGATGACTATTTGATCGTGGCTATTAGCTCAGAAGGTACAGTCCGAAACGGTAGCGGTGACACAATCAAAATGGAATTGTCCAAGATTCTTAGAGATGAGTACACAAATCCTCACGTATCAATCTGGTGGTATAAGCTAGATGATGTGGAGGAAGTTGCGAATCCTGAGATGTGGCTTAAAGCAAACCCAAACATTGGAAAGACAGTTACTCCAGAAGTTTATCAGTTGGACGTAGAAAGAGCGGAACAAAACCCAGCAGTACGAAATGATATTCTTGCAAAAAGATTCGGAATCCCGTTAGAAGGTTATACCTATTACTTTACTTATGAAGAGACAATACCTCATAGACGTAGAGATTTTTGGAGTATGCCTTGCGCTATGGGAGCGGACTTGTCGCAGGGAGATGACTTTTGTAGCTTTAGTTTTATGTTCCCGCTAAGAGACGGATCTTTCGGTATAAGAAGTCGAAACTATATTTCCTCATTAACGTTAAAGAAACTACCGGCTGCTATGAGATCTAAGTATGATCAGTTCATGAAAGAAGGTAGTTTGATAGTTCTTGAAGGGACAATTCTGGACATGATGGAAGTTTACGATGATCTGGATCGGTTTATTATCGATTACGATCTTGATGTTCGATGCTTCGGCTATGATCCATATGGCGCTAAGGAGTTCGTTAACCGATGGGAAACAGAAAACGGCCCATTCGGTATCGAAAAAGTTCCACAGGGCGCCAAAACGGAATCTATTCCACTAGGAGAATTAAAGAAACTTTCGGAAGAACGGATGCTCATATTTGATGAAGAGATCATGTCATTTGCTATGGGTAACTGTATCACACTTGAAGATAGTAATGGTAACAGGAAACTTTATAAACGAAAACGAGAGCATAAGATTGACGTTGTGGCTGCAACTCTTGATGCATTCGTAGCTTATAAACTTAATAAGGATGCTTTCGAATAAGCGAGGTGATTAAATGATTGATGAAACTTATACGCCAGATAGTAGATTTGAAGAATATATGAAAAATACTATCTTAAAGAAAGGTACTGAAGGATTGCCTAGACCTCAGTCCAGAGCTGAAGAATTACTTTGGGAATTATGTGAACTCATAACTAACGGAGGAACTGGTTCTGCTACTCCTGGACCTCCTGGAGAAAAAGGAGACCCTGGTGATTCTGCTTATCAAGTAGCACTCACTCATGGCTTTGAAGGAAGCGAGGAAGAATGGCTGGCTAGTCTTAAAGGACCAAAAGGTGATACCGGAGAAACTGGTCCTAAGGGTGAACAAGGTATTCAGGGTCCAAAAGGAGATACTGGATTAACAGGGCCTAAAGGCGAACAGGGTATTCAGGGACCAAAAGGTGATACTGGTACTGCTGGCCCAAAAGGAGATCCAGGGACTGATGGAAAGACACCTGTCAGGGGTACCGATTATTGGACGGAAGCAGATATAGCTGAAATACATTCATACATAGATGCTAAAATTGCTGAAAGTCTTAATCTATCAACATAGGTAGCAAAATGATTACTAAAACGGAGGTGAGAGTTATGGGATGTAAAGGTAAAGGTGGAAAGAAAAGCAAGGGCGGACGTAAGTAGATAAACCGTAACTGTACAGGAGGTAAAAATTCAAAATGGAGATAAATTTTGGTTCGAGGCTGAAACATGCTTTCAATGCCTTTATGAACAGAGATCCGACATTAGACTATCAAAACATTGGTCCAGGAAATTCGGTTAGGCCGGACAGACCGCGACTGACAAGAGGTAACAAAAGGACAATAGTAACTTCTATATATAATAGAATTGCTATAGACGTTGCTTCTATAACAATTAATCACTGTCGTGTTGATGATAATGATAGATTTATAGAAGCTATTCAATCCCCCTTAAATAAATGTCTGAATCTTGAGGCGAATCTAGATCAGACTGGAAGGGCATTCATGCAGGACGTAGTCATGTCCATGTTTGATGAGGGATGTGTGGCGATTGTACCTGTAGAAACATCTCTCGATCCTAAGAAAAGTTCCTCGTATGATATTTTCTCGATGCGAACCGGTAAGATTCTCGAATGGTATCCACAACATATAAAAGTCAGTGTCTATAATGAGAGGACAGGTGAACGAGAAGATATCAAGCTTGCTAAAAATACAGTTGCTATTATCGAAAATCCATTATATGCGGTTATTAACGAACATAACTCAACGATGCAGAGGCTTATACGAAAACTCTCACTTCTTGATAGTATGGATGAACGTACCAGCGCTGGAAAATTAGATATGATTATTCAGTTGCCATACGTTATAAAATCTAAAGCTCGAAGAGAAGAAGCTGATAGAAGACGTAAAGAGCTCGAAGATCAGTTAAGCGGTTCTACATATGGAATAGGATATATCGACGGAACTGAACGAATTGTACAGTTGAATCGCCCGCTAGAAAATAATCTCATGAAGCAGGTTGAATATTTAACTGCACAATTATACAGCCAACTTGGTATTACGCAGGCGATATTGGACGGGTCTGCCAGTGAACAAGAGATGTTAAATTACCACAGTAGTACAATTGAACCGATTATTTCAGCAATCGTAGATGAAATGAAACGTAAATTCTTAACAAAGACTGCGAGATCTCAGAAACAGACGATCAAGTTCTTTAAAGATCCATTCAAACTCGTTCCTCTTAATACGATTGCTAATGTGGCTGGCACGTTTACAATGAACGAAATCATTACGGCTAACGAAGTGCGTCAGATTATTGGTATGAAACCGTCCGACGATCCGAAGGCAGATCAGTTAGTTAACAGCAATATCAATCAGACGGGAACAACCCCGCCAGAAATGACGGAAGAAGAGCTACCGCCAGAAGAAGAACCTCAACTAGGCGATATTCCGGTTTCTGATCTATGATTGTGAAAACTTAAAAAATTTTTATTAAAGGAGGCAGAAAATCAAAATGGCTAATTCATATGATTTTTCTGGCTGGGCAACTAAAGCTAACATGTTGTGCTCAGACGGTAGAACCATCATGAAAGACGCATTTAAAGAATGCGATGGATTGACGGTACCACTTGTTTGGAATCATCAGCATAATAGTGTAGACGAAGTGCTTGGTCATGCCTTGCTGGAAAACAGGGATGAAGGTGTATATGCATATTGTACATTTAACGATACAGAATCAGGGCAGAATGCTAAATTATTGGTTCGACACGGAGATGTAAACAGATTATCTATATATGCCAACAGACTCAAACAGCAGGGAAGTAATGTAGTTCACGGAGTTATTCGTGAGCTTAGTTTGGTTTTAGCAGGTGCTAATCCAGGTGCAGTAATTGAATCCGTCATAATGCATGGCGAAGATTCTTACGAAGAGGGATATATTAGATCCGGTGACTATATCGAAAATGTGGAGCCATTGTTCCACTCAGATACCGATAAGAAAGGAGAAGAAAAAATGGCAGAAGAAGCAACAAAGACAAACGCCGGTGATTCTAACAAAGAAGAAACCGTGGCTGATGTATTTAATACACTTTCTGAAAAACAGAAAACGGTTGTGTACGCTATGATTGGCCAGGCTTTGGAAGATGCCGGTGTTAAAACCGAAGAAGATGATTCCAAGAAGGAAGACACTAAAGATCAGGCTGCAAAAGAGAATAAAGAAGAAGTAAAGCACGCCGAGGAAGAAGGTAAAGAAGACAAAGAAGAAACAGTCGCTGATGTATTCAACACACTTTCTGAAAAACAGAAAACCGTTGTATACGCTATGATCGGCCAGGCTTTGGAAGACGCTGGCGTTGAAACTGATGAAGATGATGAAGAAAATGAAGGAGGAAACAACTCTATGAAACACAACGTATTCGACAACGAAACAACTATGGTGGATGACGTACTTTCCCACTCTGAAATGACTGCGATTTTCGAAGACGCAAAACGCGCTGGATCTCTTAAAGAAGCAGTGCTCGCTCACGGTATCGAAGACATTAACCTCTTATTCCCAGATGCTAAGAATATTAACAACGAACCTGAATTCATCAAACGTAATGACGATTGGGTAACAAAAGTACTTGGTGGAGTACATCACACACCATTTTCCCGTATCAAAACGATCTTTGCTGATATTACGGCCGCAGAAGCTAGAGCAAAAGGATACCAGAAAGGTAAGCTCAAAATCGAGGAAGTATTCAAGCTTCTCAAACGTGTAACAAATCCAACAACTGTATACAAGAAACAGGCATTGGATCGTGATGACATGCTTGATATTACAGATTTCGATATCCTCCCATGGCTTAAGAGAGAAGTTCGTATGATGCTTGACGAGGAACTTGCTCGTGCATTCCTTGTTGGTGATGGAAGAGATCCGGTTGACGAGGCTGATGATAAAATCAACGAGGACTGCATCAGACCTATCTGGAAGATGGAAGATCTTTTCACAGTTAAAGCAGCTATTAATGTAAGCGATTCCGCTACTGCTGAAGAGAGAGCTAAGGCATTCATCAAAGCTTGTATCAAATCTAGAAAGAACTACAAAGGATCTGGTAACCCAGACATGTTCATGTCAGAAGACATGCTTACAGATTGCTTGCTTATCGAAGATACAAACGGACGTGTTATCTATGACAGTGTACAGAAACTTGCAGCAGCTCTTCGTGTAAGAGAAATCGTTCCAGTTCCAGTAATGGAAGGTCTTACAAGAACTGATGATGAAAGCAATACATACGAACTTGCTGGTATCTATGTAAATCTTAAGGACTACAACGTAGGTACAGACAAAGGTGGAGAAATCAACTTCTTCGACGATTTCGACATCGATTACAACAAACAGAAATACCTCATGGAGACTCGTTGCTCCGGTACACTTGTTAAACCGTATTCAGCAGTAGCTCTTGAATTTGTTAAAGCATCTGCTTAATAATTCAAGCGCTTAGAAATTCAAAATGGAGTGATAGAACATGAATAAATGGTGTGGGAAGATCGGATTCACTTACACTGGTGAGGTTGAGCCCGGTGTATGGGTAGAGGATGAAGTTGTTGAACGTCCGTATTTTGGCGATATCATGAGCAATCGGTGGAAGCGGCAGAATTCTGGCAATGTTAACGATGATATTAATATTTCAAACCAGATTAGTATAGTGGCCGATCCCTACGCCAGAGATCATGTATCTGCCATGACTTGGATTGAATTCTCAGGCGAAAAGTGGAAAGTAACTGATGTTGAAGTTCAGTATCCAAGATTGATACTTAGTATAGGAGGTGTTTGGAATGGGTAATCGTGTAGATTTACAGGAAAAACTCGTACAGCTTCTTGGTGTCAAACACGTTTATTACCAGCCTCCAGCATCTCTAAATATTGAGTACCCGGCAATCGTGTATTCAAAAAGTAAAATCGATACTGACAAAGCTAACAATTCGATTTATTCGAAACGAATTAGATACGATATTACCGTGATTGACAAAAGACCAGATAATCCAGTGATAGATAAGCTTTTGGAACTTCCATATTGCTCATATGACAGATCATATAAGTCTGACAATCTAAATCATGATGTACTAACACTTTATTATTAACTTGCTAAAGTAGGGAAGTCACGCATACTCCATATGGACGGGTAAGTGTACGAGGATAGCGGGCGTGGCGCAAGTTAACTTATATGACTAATAAAAGGAGGAAAAATCAAAATGGCAAAACTTACTTGGGACGCAACCGGCGAACGCTTGTATGAGACCGGTGTATCAAAAGGTGTTGTTTATCCCCAGGAAACTGGCGGTACTTATCCAAAAGGAGCAGCGTGGAACGGTTTGACAGCCGTAACAGAGTCTCCATCCGGAGCAGAACCAACACCACTTTATGCTGACAACATTAAGTATTTAAACCTTATGTCAGCTGAGGAATTTGGATTTAGTATTGAGGCGTATACATATCCAGATGAATTTGCAGAATGCAACGGTGAAGGAGAACTTCTTACTGGTGTTAAAATCGGACAGCAGAAACGTAAGACTTTCGGTTTATCTTACCAGACAATTGTCGGGAACGATGTTGAAGGAGATGCTTACGGCTATAAACTCCATTTGGTATATGGTGCTTTGGCAGCTCCTTCCGAGATGGCTCATAATACCATTAACGATAGCCCTGAAGCAACAACAATGTCATGGGAGTGCAGTACGACACCAGTTTCTGTAGCAGGATTCAAACCGACATCACATATTGTAATTGATTCTAATGCTGTGGACCCTGAAAAACTTACAGCTCTTGAAAATAAGCTGTATGGAACTGAGTCAGAAGAAGCTAGTTTACCACTTCCGGATGAAGTAGCTCAGATTTTGGGCTCAGAAAGCTAGGTACAGATAGCACTGTATAATGTGAATAAATGAGTATAAGGCCCCTCTTTAAATGTGGGGTCTTTTTTTTTTATTTGAAAGGAGAAAGAATATGTTAAAAAAGAACATTAAATACACAGATTACAATGGAGTAGAAAGAGAAGAACCTCACTATTTCAACTTATCGAAAGCAGAAATCATGGAAATGGAAATGAGTACAGTTGGTGGCTTCGCTGAAATGATTGAGAAAATTATTGCAGCACAGGATACACCTACTCTTATTAAGATTTTTAAAGATCTTATTCTTAAAGCTTACGGAGAAAAGAGCGCAGATGGAAAACAGTTTATGAAGATTGACGTGAACGGGCAGCCATTATCTAATAAGTTCGTTCAGTCCGAAGCGTATTCAGTTCTTTTTATGGAACTTGCTACAGACGCAGAAGCAGCATCACAGTTTGTAAATGGGATCATGCCTGCTGAATTCGCTAAGAAAGCAGAACAGCCAGCTCTTATTCCCGGTAAATAATGACTATGAAAACAATGGAGGGATGACAATTGCTTAAAATTACAATACCTGCTAGAGAAGCTGATGATTTATGGGACGAAGAAAACCAAGTGTTTATACCTGTACCGGCACAGAAAGAGCAGATATTGTGCTTAGAGCATTCACTTGTCTCTCTTTCAAAATGGGAATCAAAATGGTGTAAGGCTTTCTTTTCTAAACGAGAAAAGACGTATGAAGAAACCATTGATTATATAAGATGTATGACAATCACTCCTAACGTTAATCCGGACGTGTATTATAACATCTCGGATGAAAATATTGCTGAAATAAGCAAGTATATAGAAGCTCCGATGACCGCTACAGTTTTTTCTGAAGACACTACTAGAAAAAATAATCGCGAAACAATTACTTCTGAGCTTATTTATTATTGGATGATTGAATCGAAAATACCGTTTGAATGTCAGAAATGGCATATTAATCGACTACTTACTCTTATTCGAGTATGTAACATTAAAAATGCTCCACCGAAGAAAAGAAGTAGAAGTGAAATCATGAGACAACAGGCTGCTCTGAACGCAGCAAGAAGAAAAAAACTTAATACGAAAGGATAGGTATAGTTATGACATTAAGAGTTATCGATGTTAGCGAGCACCAGGGCGTAATTAACTGGGAATCTGTAAAAGGTCACATTGACGGTGTAATTCTACGATGTGGATACGGCGATAATATCACATCTCAGGATGATAGACAGTGGAAACGAAACGCAGACGAGTGTACAAGACTTGGAATCCCGTTTGGTACTTATATCTATAGCTATGCGACAAGTGAAGCTCAGGCAAGAAGCGAAGCAGAACATGTTCTTAGACTTGTAAAAGGATATAAATTATCTTATCCGATATATCTTGATTTGGAGCAGGCAGGAACAGAATCTGGGGCAGTTAAGCGAGCTAACATTTTTGGAGATATTATCGAAAAAGCAGGATATTGGTGCGGTATCTATGCCAATACAAATTGGTGGACAAACTATCTCGCAGGTCTTGATCGTTTTGTTAAATGGGTTGCTCAATATAACAGTGAATGTACATATAAAGGCAAATACGATATATGGCAGTATACATCGTCAGGAAGTGTGCCTGGAATTTCCGGACCAGTCGATATGAATCATTGCTATAGAAATTATCCATCTGAAATTATTGGAGGAGCGGTTAAACCGAGTAAACCATCAACTCCTACCGTAACAACTCCTTCAGGATCTACACTCGATCTTGCTGTAGGCGTTATGCAGAATAAATACGGAGATGGAAATAATCGTAAAACTGCTCTCGGAAGCAGATATAACGAAGTGCAAGGATTCATTGATCATATTTTTAATGCGTCTGCACAGACACTAGCAGGAGAAGTGAAAGCTGGAAAATATGGAAACGGAGATGTGCGAAAGGCCGTTCTTGGAAGTAGATATAACGAAGTTCAGAACATTGTAAACGGATCATCGGCTCAATATTACACCGTAAAAGCTGGAGATACTTTATCTAGCATTGCTTCAAAATACGGAACAACGTATCAGAATATAGCACAGATGAATGGTTTGAGTAATCCGAACCTCATATATCCTGGACAAAAGTTAAGGGTTAAATAAAAGGAGTATAACTTATGATAAGTTTCAGACATAGGGGCGACTTTTCTAAGACCACTCGCTATTTCGAAAAAATAAAGAAAGCTGCTAAAATTGACATATTAAGCAAATATGGTCAAGAAGGGGTAGCCGCCCTTTCGTCTGCTACTCCTACAGAATCCGGCTTAACGGCTAATTCGTGGTCGTATGAAGTCGAACAATCACAGGGTTCGGCAAAGATTACGTTTACAAATTCTAATGTTAATAAAGGCGTTAACATTGCTATTATTTTGCAATACGGACATGGTACTGGAACTGGAGGATGGGTTCAGGGTAGGGATTATATTAACCCAGCAATTCAACCTGTTTTTGATAAAATTGCAGAAGACGCCTGGAGGGAGGTCACTAGTATATGAGTACAACTATTGAGAATAGAGTCCTGGAAATGCGATTCGATAACAAGCAGTTTGAAAGTGGCGTTGCGACCAGTATGTCTACTCTAGACAAACTCAAACAAAAGTTAAATCTGTCTGGTGCTTCCAAAGGGCTCGAAGATATAGGCAGGTCTGCAAAGAACGTTGATATGTCCGGACTTGGTAGCGCTGTAGAGACGGTTAGTGCTAAATTTTCTGCATTACAAGTGATGGGTGTTACTGCTTTAGCTAATATTACTAATTCAGCTGTTAATGCTGGAAAAAGAATGATATCAGCTTTAACTATCGATCCTATTAAAACTGGATTTAATGAATACGAGACTAAGATGAACTCTATTCAAACCATCATGTCAAATACTGCAAGTAAAGGCACAACCATGGCTGATGTTACGAGAGTTATAGATGAGTTGAATACATATGCCGACAAGACCATCTATAACTTTGCAGAAATGACTCGTAATATAGGTACCTTTACGGCTGCCGGAGTTGGCTTGGAAGAATCAGCGTCTGCTATTCAAGGTATTGCTAACTTAGCAGCTGCTTCTGGTTCAAGTTCACAGCAAGCATCAACCGCTATGTATCAGTTGTCCCAGGCTTTAGCGGCAGGTACTGTTAAACTGATGGACTGGAACTCAGTTGTTAACGCAGGTATGGGTGGCGAAAAGTTCCAGGAGGCATTGAAAGCAACAGCCAGAGAACATGGCGTAGCAGTTGATGAAATTATCAAGAAGAATGGTTCATTTAGAGATTCTCTACAAGATGGTTGGCTTAGTGCTGATATTCTTAACGAGACTTTAAATAAATTCACTGTTGATGGAGCTAAAAAATATGCTCAGAGTATGATGGAGTCTGGAAAATGGACTCAGGAGCAGGCTGATGCTCTCATTAAAGAAGCCCAGGCAATGGAAGATGCGGCTACAAAAGTGAAAACATTCACGCAGTTATGGGATACTTTAAAGGAAGCTGCTCAGTCTGGTTGGGGTAAAACTTGGGAAATCATATTCGGTGATTTTGAAGAAGCGAAAGATTTCTTCACATACCTTTCTGACACATTTGGAGGATTGATAAATGCTTCATCTGACGCACGTAATAAAGTTCTTCAAGAATGGAAAGATCTCGGAGGACGTAATGACCTCATCGACTCACTTAAGAATGTATTCGAGGGTGTCGGTAGTATTGTAAAACCTATTACGGAAGCGTTTCGCGAGATATTTCCTCCTGTAACAGCGAAACAATTGAAAGCGTTTACAGAAGGCTTAAAAGAACTTACATCTCATTTAAAGATAAGCGATAGTACTGCTCAGAAACTTAAAAGCACCTTTAAGGGTGTTTTTTCTGTTATTGATATTATAGCAGAAGCTTTTAAAGCAGTCGGTAAAGGCGCTTTCGATTTGATAGGACATTTCACCGGACTCGGAGGAGGCATTTTAGGTGCTACCGGTTCGTTTGGAGATTTCTTATCGAATCTTAGGGATTCGGTTGTTGAAGGCGATTTATTTGGTAAAGCTGTTGATAAAATTGTTGGCTTTTTATCAAAATGCATAACCAAAGTTAAAGAATTTGGAAGTTCATTAAAAGAATCAATGGAATCTTCTCGGACGATAGAAGGATTTATTGGTTTCTTTGAGGGTCTTTGGAATGTAATTAAAAAAGTTGGATCTGCAATAGGTGAAGCTTTTGGTGACATAGGAAAAGTTATAGCCGATGCGTTCGGTAAAGGTGATATTTTCGAAGTCATCAATGGTGGTTTATTCGCTAGTATATTATTAGCAATAAGAAACTTTATAAAGGGTTTGTCCGACCCATTCGAAAAGATAAGTTTCTTAGATCGTGTGAAAGAAATATTAGACGGAGTTAAAGGAAGCTTAGAATCTTGGCAAAAAAATCTTCAAGCTGGAACTTTGCTTAAGATAGCAGGTGCGCTTGGTATTCTAGCAGCAGCACTATTTGTGATTTCTGGTATAGATTCGGATAAACTAGGTCAGTCTCTAGGATCAATCGCAGTGATGTTTGGCGAATTAATCGGCGCAATGGCATTAATGGGTAAATTGAATGACACTTCTCTGAAACCACTGCAAAGCACAGTCGGAAGTTTAGGGAATATAGCCAGAACTATATCTATGATTGGTTTAGGAGCGGCTGTTCTTATTTTGGCTGGCGCTATGAAAACTATCGGAAGTCTCGATTGGGATGGTGTTAAGAAGGGTCTTGTCGGTATATCAGTTTTGGTCGGTGTTTTGGTAGCAGCAGCTAGACTAATGAATACTGAAAGTAAATCAATAACTAAATTTGCTGGTCAAATGGTCATTCTCTCTGCGGCTGTAGCAGCTTTATCCGGCGTTGCTAAGATTCTTGGTTCAATGAGCTGGGAAGAATTAGCTAAAGGCGGAGCAGGAATATTAGGAATTATAACTATGCTTGTTGGTGCGGCTAAAATAATGGATAGCAATGATAAAGCGATAACCAAATTTGCTGGTCAGATGCTCATTATGTCAGTAGCAATCGGCGTACTTGCGGCAGTTGGTAAAAGTATATCTTCCATGAGTTGGGGAGAACTTGGTAAGTCCGGAGCTGCGATATTAGGTTTTGTTACCATGCTTGTAGCAGCCGCTAAAATTATGGATAGCGGAAGTGCCTCAATAACTAAGTTTGGTGGACAGATGCTATTAATGTCTGCATCACTTGCGGTGTTAGTTCCTGTTCTAAAATCATTAGGTTCCTTGAGTTGGGAATCTATTGGTAAAGGTTTGATGACGATGGGACTGGCTCTTGCCGAACTATCCATAGGGTTAAAAGCTATGAATGGTTCTCTCGGTGGATCAGCTGCATTACTTGTAGCTGCTGGGGCATTAGCAGTTATAGCTCCAGTTTTAAAATCGTTAGGGTCAATGAGTGTTGGAAGTATTGCTAAGAGCTTGATAACGTTAGCAGCATCATTCGCAGTCATTGGTATTGCTGGAGCCTTATTAACACCATTAATACCAGCAATTTTAGGGTTAGCAGGGGCCTTTGCATTATTTGGAATTGCTACACTTGGTATCGGTGCAGGGATGGCGGCAATAGCTGCTGGATTCACAGCTCTGGCTACGGCTGGCGCAGCTGGTGCAGCGGCTTTCGTAGCTGCTCTGACAGTTATTGTGACAGGTGTACTTAATCTTATCCCAGAGATCGCTCAAATTATAGGTCGAGGAATTGTCGAGATTGCTAAAGTCATAGGTGACTATGCGCCACAATTAGCCGAAAGTTTCTTAAAATTGATACTCGGTGTATTAGAATCTCTTGAAATGTATGCGCCACAAATTGTCGACTCTCTGCTCGGATTCTTTATCGGTGTTCTTAACAGTCTATCCGATCATGTACCCGAATTGATACAGGTGGCTATGAAATTCATAGGAGCTATATTCCAAGGAATTGTAGATGCTTTAGGCAGTATCGATACTGGCAATCTACTAAAAGGAGTGCTGGCCGTTGGTATAATGACGGCACTAATGTATGCACTTTCTGGTGTTGTAGCGCTTATACCAAGTGCTATGGCTGGAATGCTTGGCGTTGGAGCAGTTATTGCCGAAATGGCGGTTGTCTTAGCAGCTGTAGGCGCTTTAGCCCAAATACCTGGTTTAGAATGGCTCATTGGCGAAGGCGGAAATTTACTCCAGAAAATTGGAACAGCTATTGGCCAATTTGTTGGTGGAATCGCCGGTGGAATCATGGAGGGAGTCACGTCTTCATTGCCACAAGTTGCTTCCGATTTGTCTATGTTCATGCAAAATCTGCAACCATTTATTGCTGGGGCACAAACAATAGACCCGTCGATGATGGAAGGTGTGCAAGCGTTAGCAAAAGCAATATTATTGTTAACAGCAGCTGATATTGTGAGTGGAATAGCTTCTTTCCTTACTGGAGGAAGCTCACTTAGCGATTTTGCAAAACAATTAGTTCCCCTAGGCGAAGGAATGAAAAAATTTGGAGATTCTGTCGCGGGCGTTGATACAGCATCTATAACAGCTTCAGCCTCTGCGGCAAAAGCACTCGTTGAAGTGGCTAATGCGATTCCTGCTGATGGAGGATTATGGGGATTACTTGCCGGAGATAAGGACCTCGGAAGTTTTGGGGAAAAATTAGTTCCGTTTGGAAAAGGGATGAAATCATATGCGACAGCAGTAGCAGGCATTGATACGGCATCCATAACAGCTTCGGCTTCGGCAGCAAAAGCTATCGTTCAGGTAGCAGATGCAATACCAGCAGAAGGTGGTTTATGGCAACTAATAGCTGGAGAAAAAGATTTGGGAAGTTTTGGTCAGCGGTTAGTTCCATTTGGACTTGGCATGAAACTGTATTCTAGTGCAGTAGCAGGACTTAATTCCGAATCAATTGTTGCTTCGGCAGCTGCGGCAAAGGCTATTGTCGAAGTAGCTAATGCAATCCCTCCTGAAGGCGGTTTCTGGCAATTGTTATCTGGTGAGAAAGACTTGGCTAGCTTCGGTATGAAATTAGTTCCGTTTGGTCTTGGGATGAAAAGATACGCGGCAACAGTAACCGGAATAGATATGACTTCTATAACGGCTTCGGCAGCTGCGGCAAAAGCTCTTGTGTCAGTAGCTAATGCGATACCACCAGATGGGGGATTCTGGCAATTACTATCTGGAGAGAAAGATTTAGCTAGTTTTGGAACGAAACTGGTTCCATTCGGCTTTGGGATGAAGGCATACGCGGCGACAGTAGCTGGAATAGACTCAACATCCATTATTGCTTCGACAACAGCAGCAAAAGCGCTTGTTAGTGTGGCGAATTCCATACCAGCAGAAGGTGGATTCTGGAGTCTAATTGATGGAGAAAAGAATCTCGCTAGTTTCGGTACAAAATTGATACCATTCGGACAGAGTATGAAGAAGTACGCGGAAGCTGTCGCTGGCGTAGATTCATCATCAATCATAATGTCAGCTGTAGCGGCTCAAGCCCTAATCGGAGTGGCGAAAGCAATCCCTCCTGAAGGTGGATTCTGGAGTTTGATAGACGGAGATAAAAATCTTGGCAGCTTCGGAATGAAATTAATACCTTTCGGTAAGGGAATGAAATCATATGCCGAGGCGGTAGCAGGTATAGATACAGCTTCGATTGCTGCTTCTGTGCCAGCTGCAATGGCTCTTATTAGTGTCGCTAATGCTATACCAGCCGAAGGTGGATTCTGGAGTCTAGTAGATGGCGAAAAGGATCTCGGTTCTTTCGGACAGAAACTAGTTCCATTTGGTATGGGAATGAAATCGTATGCGATAGCCGTTGCTGGTATAGATACAGCTTCGATTGCTTCTTCAGTTGCGGCAGCCCATGCTTTGATAAGTGTAGCAAATGCCATACCAGCTGAAGGTGGTTTCTGGAGTCTAGTAGATGGCGAAAAGGATCTCGGCAGCTTTGGGATGAAATTGGTTCCATTCGGTATAGGAATGAAGAAATACGCAGAAGCAGTAGCAGGTATCGATACAGCATCAATTATAATGTCTACAATGGCTGCTCAAGGTATTGTTAGTGTGGCAAATTCCATACCAGCTGAAGGTGGTTTCTGGAGCCTGGTGGACGGTGAAAAAGATCTTGGCAGCTTTGGAATGAAATTAGTACCTTTCGGTAAGGGTATGAAATCATATTCCGAAGCAGTGTCAGGTTTGGATGCAGCTCCAATTATTGCTTCAGCGGCTGCGGCAAAAGCTATTGTCCAGGTGGCAAACGCTATTCCTAAAGAAGGTGGTATTTCTAGCTGGTTTTCAGGTGACCAGGATTTAGGAAGTTTTGGACAAAAATTAGTCCCATTCGGTAAAGGAATGAAATCATATTCAAGTGCTGTAGCCGGTCTTGATGTTGCTTCAATCACAGCGTCAGTTCCTGCGGCTAAAGCAATGGTGAATGTGGCAAATGCTATACCAAGTGATCTTGGTGCAACAATTGCTGGCATCGATGTATCTGGTTTGGGTTCAAAGTTAACATCATTTGGACTAGCGATGAGAAATTATTCGGCTTCAGTAGTTGGTGTCGATGCATCTGCTATATCATCATCAGTGTCTGCGGCTAAGAGTTTGGTAAGTTTGATCAATAGTACAGCAGGTATAAATGCAGGAGGCGTAAGCTCATTCGTAAACGCTATCAACACTTTAGGAAAGGCTCAAGTAAGTAATTTCGTTAATGCTTTTTCTAGCGCTACTCCTCAAATGGCTTCGGCTGGTACTAATCTTATGCGGTCCCTCATAAACGGTATTAGATCAATGCAAGGATCGTTAACGTCGACAGCGACAAGTATGATAAACGCTATGGCCAATATTTTGAGAGGAAGAAGTTCAGTATTTCAAACTATAGGTACTATGCTAATGTCTAGATTTGTAGCTGGCATCAGAAGTCAAAATGGAAATGTAATATCGGCTGCGACTTCCTCGATTGGTATGGCTGCTAGTAGTATTCGGGGTTATTACGGTAGTTTCTATAGCGCCGGTACATATCTAGGCAGTGGACTTGTTATAGGTATTCAATCTATGCGATCAGCTGCATATAATGCCGGTTATGCATTAGGTCAAGCGGCGGCTCAGGGTGAAAAAGACGGACAGAAATCGCGTTCTCCTTCTAAGTTGACAATTCAAGCTGGTAAATGGCTCGGCGAAGGACTTGTAATTGGTATGGAGAAAATGGGAAGGACAGTTTATAAAGCTGGTTATGGATTAGGAGATGGGGCTACAAACTCAATTTCTGAAGCTATAAGTAGAGTTGGACAACTTTTAGACAGTGATATAGACGTGCAACCTACTATCAGTCCAGTGATCGATTTAACCAATGTCAAATCTGGAGTCAGTGCGATTAATGGAATGCTTGATACGAGTCAATCTATTGGAGTAATGGCAAACGTCAGATCGATAAACGCTATGATGAATCGAAGAAATCAAAATGGAGAAATGACCGAAGTTGTTTCTGCGATCAATAAACTGCGAAAGGATCTATCAAATGTCGGAAACACCTATAATAACAACATAGGTGATATCACATACGGTGGTGACAGTGATATTTCCACAGCAGTGGAAGCTTTGGTAAGAGCAGCAAGAATGGAAAGGAGGGTATAAGATGGCGACTACTCATACTGTTGTTCAGGGCGATACCCTCTGGGACATTGCTCAAAGATATCTTGGCGACCCTATGAAATACAAGCAACTGGCCGCAATAAATAATATTTCAAACCCGAATCTTATCTATGTTGGTCAGGTTATTAAGCTAAGTAATGATGGTGGAGGTTCTGGCGGTACATCAAGCAAACCGAACCCTCCTTCTACGGCGACAATAAACCAATTTGGTCTTCAAAGCAACACTGAAAATACACTGTTTGCTGTCTGGTCTTGGGATAGGTCTAACACCGAAAATTACCAGACAATATGGTATTACGATTCAGGCGACAATCATTGGTTTATAGGCAGTGATTCTACTACTAATCATAAAGAAAGTACGTATAGCATTCCTGCCAATGCCAAGAGAGTCAAGTTTAAGGTTAAACCTATTTCCAAGACGTACACGGTCAATAATGCTCAAACTAGTTATTGGACAGCCTCTTGGTCGACCGAGAAAATTTACAACGTTAGTGACAGCCCTCCTAAAAAACCATCAACCCCGACGGTGAAAATTGATAAATATAAGTTGACAGCAGAACTGGATAATATCGATCCAAATACACAGGAAATTCAATTCCAGGTTGTTAAAAACAACACGTCAGTATTTAACACAGGTACTGCGACTGTTATTCTATATCACGCGTCATATTCGATAGCAATTACTGCTGGAGATGAATTTAAAGTTCGGTGTCGTGCGGTTAGGAATAACAGGTATAGCGATTGGTCGGACTATTCTAGTAATGCCAGCACAATACCGTCTGCTCCGAAAGGAATAACAACATGTAGAGCTAACTCGGATACTTCAGTGTATCTTGAGTGGGAGTCTGTGGCATCTGCGAAAACGTATGATATTGAATACACAACCAAAAAAGAGTATTTCGATGGATCAGATAAAACATCCACCGTAACTGGTATAGAGTTTACGCATTACGAAAAAACTGGCCTAGAAACTGGTCAAGAATATTTCTTTAGAGTAAGAGCAGTCAATGATAAAGGTTATTCAGCTTGGACAGAAATGAAGTCAGTAGCTATTGGTAAAGATCCGGAAGCACCAACAACGTGGTCGTCCACAACCACGGCTATTACTGGCGAACCTTTGTTATTGTATTGGGTTCATAACACAGAGGATGGTTCAAGCGAAACTTATGCCGAACTTGAATTATATATTGATGGAAGAAAAGAGTCATATACGCTAAAGAAATCTACCGATGAAGAAGAAAAAGATAAAACAAGCTTCTATTCTATCGATACTAGCGAGTATGATGAAGGTGTAAAAATTCAATGGCGTGTGAGAACTGCTGGTGTAACAAAGAGATATGGGGATTGGTCCGTTCAGAGAACCATTGATATCTATGCACCTCCAACTTTGGAGTTAAAAGTGACGGATGTAGATGGGGAATTGATCGAGACGCTTACATCTTTTCCGTTTTATATTTCAGGACTGGCAGGACCAAATACACAGGCTCCAATTGGTTATCATATGACAATAACATCTAACGAGATGTACGAGATGGTTGACCAAATCGGTAATAAACGAACAGTAAATAAAGGTGAACAAGTATACGCTAAACACTTTGATATTTCAGAAGCACTGTTGATAGAAATATCAGCGAATAACATAGACTTAGAAAATAATGTGAGTTACACAATTTCATGTCTTGTGACTATGAATTCCGGTCTGACTACATCATCTACATCAATCTTCACAGTAGCATGGAACGACGCAGAGTATGAACCAAATGCTGAAATTAGTATCGATCGCAATATACTTGCTACTTATATAAGGCCTTACTGTGAAAGATATGTATTAACCAATTATAAGGTAACACATGATACGTCGGACTATATTATCACAAATGAATCGATAGGTTCCGTGTGGGGTGAGGCTGTCGATGGAGGCTTTACCGATAATGGGATACAGGTTTATCAGGGTATGACGGCGGACGGCGAAGAACTATATTACTGTACAGTCAATGAAAAAAGCTTGGTGGAAGATATCACGCTATCTGTATACAGAAGAGAGTTCGATGGAACTTTTACAGAATTGGCTACCGGGTTGGTTAATTCAGAGAACACATTTATTACAGATCCACATCCAGCTTTGGATTACGCACGATATCGAATTGTTGCCATAACGACAACGACTGGTGCAGTTAGTTATTATGACGTTCCAGGTTGTCCAGTCGGTGAGAAGGCTGTGATAATTCAGTGGGATGAGGATTGGTCGAGTTTTGATGTTTCCAGTGAAGATACAATGGAACAACCTCCATGGTCTGGATCTATGTTAAAGCTTCCTTATAATATAGACGTTTCTGATAAACACAATTCTGATGTTTCATTAATTGAATATATCGGTCGAAAACATCCGGTAAGTTATTATGGAACACAGCTTGGAGAAACATCTAGTTGGAAGGTAGATATAGATAAGGAAGATATTGAGACTTTGTATGCTTTACGTCGATTGGCTATTTGGATGGGAGACGTATATGTCAGAGAGCCATCTGGTAGCGGTTATTGGGCAAATATATCGGTCTCATTTAGTCAAACTCATTGCGAAACAACAATTCCAGTAACACTTGAAATAGCAAGAGTCGAAGGGGGTATATAGTTTGGTTGATTGGTTTTTATCGATGGAACAAACATTCGAATACTATATAGTGAATCCCGAAACATGGAAAGATGCAAGGATGCTTAATAATGTGAAAACATGTACAATCACTCGGGATTCTACAGCCGAAACACTCGGATCGGCCACTATCGACATTGCTGATTCTATCGGAGAATGTTACATACGGATATACTTGGTAACCATTCAAAATGGAATAACAGAGAAGCATCCTCTTGGGACATACTTGGTACAAACTCCATCTTCGAAATTTGATGGGAAGACGAGAAGTATTACTATGGATGCGTACACCCCTTTATTGGAGCTCAAGGAAAATCCACCTCCTCTTGGGTACTCTATATTAAAGGGAGATAATATCATGGATATCGCCTACAGAATAATTAGGGAAAATGCGAGAGCCCCAGTATTAAAAACTGAATCTACAGAAACGTTATTTCGTGATTTTGTAGCCGAAACAAATGATACATGGCTTTCGTTTTTAACCGACTTACTGGCGAACGCGAAATACGTATTTGACTTAGATGAATTGGGTCGTATTCTTTTCTCACCGAAACAGGATACGGCCTCTTTACAACCAGTTCAGACATTCGATGATGACAATAGCTCGATTCTTCATCCTGAAGTAACTGTGGATCATGACTTGTATAAAATTCCAAATGTTGTTGAAGTCGTCTACTCTAACGGAAGGGATTATTATTACTCACGAGTAGTTAATGATGATAGTAACAGTCCAACCTCAACTGTGAATCGTGGACGAGAAATCATTCATCGAGTGACAGATCCAAAGTTATCCGGTAATCCAACCGAAGGTCAAATTGAAGAATATGCAGAGCAACTTTTAAGGGAATTATCAACTTTAGAATACACGATCACGTATACACATGGATACTGCCCGGTTCGTATCGGAGACTGTGTACGACTTAATTACGAAAGAGCTAAACTAACAAATGTTAAAGCAAAAGTAATCAGTCAGTCTATAAAATGTGAACCGGGTTGTCCTGTTACAGAAAAAGCCATCTATACTACTAAATTATGGAGGTGATATTCCATGAGTTTATCTAGTGTTTTAATATCGGAATTCGCCAAGGTCACAAACGATAAGACTGACGATAAGACAGAAGAGTCCTATTACGGCACCATAGTTAACTACAATGGCGATAAGTACGTAAAGCTTGACGGCTCTGAATTATTAACTCCTATAGAATCAACCACTGTTGTAGAAGATGGAGAGAGGGTTATCGTTAGAATTAAGAATCGAACAGCTACTGTAACAGGTAATATATCGTCTCCAGCGGCAAGTGATAAGAAGGTTCAAGAAATCGGAAACCAGATATCTGAATTCGAAATAATTGTCGCGGATAAAGTAAGCACCAAAGAGTTTGATGCACAGGTTGGTCGAATTGATGAATTAGTATCGGACAACATACTCGTAAAAGATACGTTAACGGCAAACAAAGCAGAGATTGATGATTTGAAAGCTGATAATGTAACTATTACTGGTAAATTAGAAGCTAATGACGCCGAGATAGACGACTTGAAAGCTAATAAACTTGATGCTGAAATAGCTGATATCAAGTATGCGACTATTGAAAATCTCGAATCGACTAATGCAAATATTCATAATTTGGAAGCTACTTATGGTGAATTTAAAGATTTAACTACCGATAAGTTTGAAGCCACGGATGCGACAATTAAGGATTTAGAGACGGAGAAATTATCAGCAACCGAAGCTGAACTCAAGTATGCGAACATAGATTTCTCGAATATTGGTAAGGCTGCGATAGAGCATTTCTATGCAACTTCTGGTCTGATAAAAGATGTTATAGTTGGCGACGGTACGATTACAGGAGAGTTAGTCGGCGTTACGATTAAGGGTGATTTAATTGAGGGTAATACCATTGTTGCTGATAAGTTAGTTATCAAAGGTAGTGATGGTCTTTACTACAAGTTAAACACCAATGGAATGACAACGGAAACTGAGCAGACCGAATATAACAGCTTGAATGGTAGTGTGATACGGGCTAAATCCATTACGGCTACAAAAATAGCTGTAGATGATCTTGTTGCTTTTGATGCTACAATCGGCGGCTTTAACATAACAGACAACTCTATATATTCCGGAGTTAAAGATAGCCCTCTTAACACCACTAGGGGAGTGTATCTAGATAATGAAGGACAGATATCCTTTGGTGACTCAAAGAATTATTTAAGATACTACAAAGATCAAAATGGAGTATACAAGTTAGAGATCTCAGCTAATAGCATAACGATGTCTAGTAGTAATTCAAGTGTTCAAGATGAGATTACTAATCTTAAAGAGGAAATGAATGTCATCAAAGACGAAGTTACGACATTGTTGAGGATCGAATCGTCTAGAGGTACCGTATTTAAAAACAATCAAGTATCTACTGTATTATCAGCGGTTGTTTATCGTGGAAGCAGAAGAATTACAGATATGAACACCCTTAAAGAGGTATTTGGCCCTGGTGTATACCTAGAATGGAGTTGGCAACGACTTAATGATGATTCATTTGGAGTTATATCTGCCGATGATGAGCGACTTGGAAACGATGGTTTTACCTTCACTCTAAGTCCAGAAGATGTTGATACGAAAGTCACGCTTCAATGCCAGCTGATTGATTAAGGAAAGGAGAAAACAAAATGGCAATAAAATCAGCCGATCAGATTACGATCATAGACGTCACAGACGCGTATTCGGTCATGTTAACGAGTGAAGCTTATACATTTGTTGGAGGAACTAGCGGTACGGCTACTGGCCTGACTTGTACAACGGAAGCTGTTGCGTTCTGTGGAACAAATCAGTGTGCATCAGTTAGCGTTACAGCAGCATCCATCGTTTGCCCAGAAGGAATTAGCGCCACTGTAGCGAATAGTGGAACATCTGTTGTAAAAGTAACATTCACAACAACAGCTTCAATCACAGAAGCTTGTGAAGCAACAATACCTGTAGTAGTGGATGGAATCACCGTAAATAAAAAGTTCTCGTTTGCAGTAGCTATGAAGGGGAACACAGGTGCTACTGGACAGACCGGAGCTACCGGATCTCCTGGAAAAGGTATCACAGGCGTTGAAACCTACTACCTGGCTTCTCCAAATGCTTCTGGTGTTACTACTGGGACTAGCGGATGGACAACAGCGATGCAGTCCACCACAACAACGAATAAATATTTGTGGAGTTATCAGAAGATTTCTTATACTACAGGTTCCCCGACCACAACCACGCCTGTCATTATCGGTACACATGGGGCAACCGGTGCCACTGGACAGACTGGTGCTACTGGTAATGGTATATCAAAGGTTGAAACGTTCTATCTCACAACTTCCTCAGTAAGTGGTGTAACTACCTCTACAAGTGGATGGTCAACTACTCCGACTGCCACCACAACAACCAATAAGTATATTTGGTCATATCAGAAGACCACGTATACGAATGGACAGACTGCTTCTTCTACTCCGGCAATTATTGGTACTCATGGAGCAACCGGTGCTCAGGGTAACGCTGGAGCCGATGCTATTACTATTACTATTACTTCTTCAAATGGAACCATATTTAAGAACAATTCCGGATCTACTGTATTAACGGCTCATGTGTTCAAAGGTGCTATTGAGCAGTCAATTACAGATGCCGGTGTATGCGGCTCTCTCGGAAGTATTAAATGGTATAAGCAGGGATCAACTACAGCAATTAAAACAAGTAAGACATTGAGCGTATCAGCGGCTGATGTTACTAATTCTGTAGTTTATACAGCTCAGTTAGAGCAGTAAGGAGCTTAATATGATTAAGGGGAAGGCCGAGATAACAGTATCCCATATCGTTGATATAGAATCCGTAACTCGATATTATCTGTTACAATCTTCTACTATCAACATGCCGGCCAAACCCACAAGCAATCCGCCAGGTGGCAATTGGACATCGACGGAACCTTCGTACAGCGCAGGATCTACGAATACGTTATATTTCGTAGATTGTACTGTATTTACAAATGGGAATTTTAGATATTCGTCTGTTTCAAAATCGAGTTCATATGAAGCGGCGAAACAGGCATACAACAAAGCGGTTAATGCGCAAAACACTGCGAACAGCACTAATAATAAGATTGACGGGCTTGAAATAGGAGGAAGAAACTATTTCGGAACAAGGGACGTTGATTACGATGGTGATGGTCGTAGTGGATTACCGTTTAACGAAAATAATGAATATGTCTTAGCAACATATCAAGATAAAGGTTCTTTTTCACAATTTTATAATCTGACAGTTCCTATGAGTACATTCGTTGGGGAAAAAGTCAAAATGAGTTTCGATATCATTAGTCCAAACGGAAGTACGAATTGCAATGTTTACAATACGAATGGCGTACCCAGATATGCAATGACTATAAATAATTCGATTAAGACTGTTGACACTACTTGGGTACATCAAGAATTGGATATTACGATTGTAGATAAAGGAGCAGAAGGAACTGACTTGATTAGTAGTAACAAAATAGAGATATATTGTCCGACACAGGTAGGCTGCAAAGTTCGAAATATTAAGTTTGAACTCGGGAATAAAGCAACAGACTGGACCCCAGCTCCGGAGGATTTGGCATCATCTAACGGATTAGAAGCAGCGGAAAATGCAGCTCAAGATGCAGCCGATAAATTGACCGAGCGTGTTGAACAAGCAGAATCAAGGATTTCACAGATAGCTGATTCAATATCTACCATGGTTGTCGACGGTAGTGGAGCTTCGTTAATGGAGCAAACATCTAGTGGATGGATATTCTCTATGGGAGAGACTTTGACTCAATTGCAGAACGCCATTGATGGAATCAAGTCCTTGGAGAATGATATTGACGCTCAAGGTGGAGACATCACTGCATTAGAAAATGCCGTAACGGGTTTAGAAGAGTTAACAAACTATATTCGAATCACGACAGATGGGACTGAACCATGTATTGAGCTTGGTAATGAAAGTTCGTTTAAAGTTCTAATTACCAATACGTCTATAAAATTTATGGATGGTACAACCGTCCCAGCATATGTAACCAATCAATCGCTAAAAATCGGAAAAGCAGAAGTAGAAGACGAATTGGCGTTTGGCGGGTTTGCGTTTGCAGAGCGTAGTAACGGTAACATGGGTCTCATTTGGAAAGGAAGTGATTCGTAATGGCTACTTTAACAACGGCGCAATTCGGAAGTTCATCCTGTCCGCAGGTGCAACTTGTGGTGACTCAATCAAGTAGTACTGCGACCACTGCCACACTTTCTTGGACTCTCAAATGGGTAACTCATGGTTATACAGTTAACTCAAGTGTTGCGAAAAACTACAGTGTCAAAATAGACGGTAAAGTTGTTAAATCCGGAACATTCATCATAGGAGGTAAAAGTTCTCAGACAATCACCAGCGGAACGGTAACTATTACGAAAGGAACGTCCTCCAGATCTATCGCTTTGTGGTTCTCCTTTGAAATGAATTTCACATGGAGTGGAACCTATGCTGGAACTAAGACTGCTAGTGGATCAATCTCTGTTGCGGCTAAAACTTCGTATAATATTAGCTATAACGCAAACGGAGGTTCAGGCGCTCCTTCACAGCAGACAAAATGGCATGGGACAAGCATTACGTTATCGTCTACAAAACCTACAAGAACCGGATATACATTTAAAGGCTGGGCCACATCTTCAACTGGAAGTGTGGCTTATGCTGCTGGTGCAAGCTATACAGCAAACGCAAGTGTTACTCTTTATGCAGTATGGCAGGCTATCACTTATAAAGTTACTTATAATGCTAACGGAGGAAGTGGAGCACCTGCACAGCAAACGAAAACATACGGTGTAACTCTTAAGCTATCAACCACTAAACCTACCAGAACGAACTATAACTTTAAAGGTTGGGCGAAGTCTGCGACAGGTGCTGTAGCTTATGCGGCAGGGGCTAACTATACCTCAAATGCTGCTATTACTCTATACGCTGTTTGGGAACTGGCATATAAGCAACCAACCATATCGAGTGTAAAAGTTACTCGTTGTAATTCAAGCGGTACGGCACAGGAAACCGGAACTTATTGTAAGATTACGTTTAATTGGTCTTGTGATCAGAACACGGGTTCAAATCCTGTAAAAACAGTTGTGATTGCGTGGCTGGATCAGACAGTAAACGTTACGGCAAGTGGTAACAGCGGGTCTGTATCACAGGTTGTCGGAGGAGCGCTTGATAATGATACGACGTATACCTTCACAATCAAAGTTACCGATAGTAAAAACGGAGTAAGCCAAGTAAAGAAAAATCTCGGCGCAACAAAATACCCGATAGATTTCAAAATGGGAGGAACGGGAGTAGCTTTTGGAAAACCAGCTGAGTTGGACAATGTGGCCGATATTGGTTACCAGACAAAATTCTCAGGTGGAATTTTACAGCCTGTGTTAGCTACTGGAACTGATTTGAATAGTGTTTTAACGCCGAATATCTATAGCGGTAATAATGCGAAAGATAACACTTATACAAATGTACCATTTACCTCAGGGACATTCACGTTGCGAGTAGAATCTGCCGGACCAAGTGGACAAATAAAACAGACCATCACGCTATGCGATAAATCCAAGGCAAGAACATGGGAACGGTTCTATTATTCTTCTGCTTGGGGAGATTGGACATGTATATCCGACTTTCCGGGAACTATCTTATGGTCTGGTGGTTATTATATGACTTCCGGTCATACGATTAATTTATCAGAAAATATAAGCGATCAAGCAAGCGGAGTAGTCCTTGTATTTTCGGAGTATTACGATGGTGCAGTGAAAAACCAATCATTTGCCTCATGCTTCGTGTCTAAAAGAATCGTGATGGATCACGCTGGATCAGGTCACTCATTCCAAATGTGTACAAGTAATCTTGCTTACTATGCTACAAAATACCTCTATATTAGTGATAGTAAAATAGTTGGTCATGACAACAATAAATTAGTAAGTACTGGAGCGTGCGGTATAAAGTGTACGAATGACAGGTTCGTACTTCGATATGTTATAGGAGTTTAAAGTAAATATTTTAATATAAAGGAGTGATGTTATTTGGCTGTGATAGCTAAAGCCGAGGTTACTATCTCGGACATTATAGACGGAATAGACGGTAAGGGAATTACATCCACAGTCATAACTTATCAGGCTGGTACGTCAGGAACAACGGCTCCCACTGGTACATGGAGTACAGCAATCCCATATGTATCACCTGGACAGTATTTGTGGAGTAGAACAGTCATTACATATACAGAGGGTAATCCATCTACAACGTATTCAGTATCTTACATTCCTAAGAATGGAGCCGACGGGGCAACAGGATCTCAGGGACCTACAGGACCAGCAGGTACTGGTATCGCTAGCATCACTCAACAATATTATTTAAGCACCTCCAAAACAACACAGACAGGCGGATCATGGGTAACTTCCATGCCTACCTGGTCTACTGGTATGTATTTATGGACGAGATATCTCATTACATATGAGAATCCAACATCCACGGCATATACCAGTCCAGTTTGTGACAGTTCATGGGAAGCCGTGAATGAGGTACAAAAAGATCTGACATCCAACTACTACAACAAAGTGGAGACAGATTCTAAATTTGATATACAAAAGGATTCCATCATATCCACAGTAACGAAAAATATGGCCACTGCCGATTCTCTTACAGATGTAAATAATAGTTTGACAGATGTGATAAACGATTTACAAACTTCCATTGACACCACAAATAAAAATCTACAAGACGTTCAAAATAATCAAAATGAAGTGTATCAAATTATTTCTGAAAATAAAACGCAAATATCAAGTTTGGTGCAAAGAGCCGAAGGTTTTACCATGGACTTTAAAACAGTTAACGAAACGGTTAAACAAATAAACAATCAATTTGTAACCGAGAGAGATGAACGCTATAAGTATATTAAATTCATCGATGGTGAAATCTGGCTTGGTAAAGAAGTGCCTATTGGAGAGGAAGATTTTAAGCTTGTTATTAAAAACGATCGGATCAGTTTCTTGCAGAATAATGTGGAAGTAGCTTACATGAGCAACAACAAGCTTTATGTTACGGATATTCATGTGACAAACTCTTTGCAGTTAGGTTATTTTATTCAGTCTACTAGATCAAATGGAAATGTAGGGATTCGATGGGTGAATCAGTAAAGAAAATAGAAAGGTGGTGATATTTTATGGCTGGAACAGGCCGTGTATATGTAACAGCTGTTAGACAAGTTGGTACAATCCAGTCAACGCATCAATATGACGTAGATGTTCGATTTGACATCGCTTTTGACTGGGGAGGATATAATAACGAGGGTGCTTCTTACACAATTACATGTGATGGACAAACGCAGTCTGGAACTGCGACATTCTCGGTACCTAGTGGAGGTGGCGGTTGGGTCTGGAGAAATATTGGAAACACTAAGACTTTCCGAATCACGATGCCACATAGTGGGCAAGGAAAAACTATAGGTCTGTCTGCTTCAATAAATACAGGAGTTAATCCATCTAATATTAGCGCATCTGGTTCTCATGGACTAGCTGCTGTTACTTGGCAATGGACAGTAAGCTATAATGCGAATGGTGGTTCTGGAGCACCAGCACAGCAAACAAAAACATATGGAAGCAATTTAACGTTATCCAGTATAGAACCTACTCGTACAGGATATACGTTTAAAGGTTGGGCCACGTCTGCAAATGGATCGGTTTCTTATTTTCCAGGTTCCGTATTTGATGTTGATGCCAATACCACTTTATATGCGGTGTGGGAAATAGAAAAGTATACAGTAATCTATAATGCAAACGGGGGATCTGGTGAACCAAGCAATCAGACAAAGACTTATGGACAACCATTGACCTTATCTAGTATAGAACCTACCAGAACGAACTACAATTTTCTTGGTTGGGCTATGACAAGTACGGCGAGCGCTCCTCAATATTATCCTGGTTCATCTTATTATGTTAATGGTCCTATGATATTATACGCAGTTTGGGAATTGTCTTACTGGAATCCAAAAGTAACAGGATTAATAATAAACAGATGCGGTTCAAGCGGAACTTTAGATGATTTTGGTACATATGCAAAAGTTGATTTTAAATGGGAACTATGCCAAATAGTCGGATCGAATACTATAAAATCAATAATTGTAAACTACAAATTATCATCATCATCTTCATGGTCGGCTACTTCCATTAGTGCGACAGGAACAAGCGGAAATGTGTCTTCTGTGATTGGTGATGGAAGTTTCTCAACCGATAATCAATATGACTTTCAAGTTGTCGTAACAGACTCTAAGGATGGAATTACAACTCTTAGTAAAAGTATTGGTGGTGCTTCTTTCCTAGTCGATTATAAAGCAGGAGGGAACGGAATAGCTTTCGGTAAACCGGCAACAAAAGCAGCCTTCGACGTTGGTATGCAAGCGTCTTTTGACAAACGAATTGACATTAAGGATTTTATATACGATAAGTTCGGATATAGGATAAACAACGGATTGGCTTGTTATTATACTGAGGGGCAACAGATTGACGCAAATACAACGTTAGATGAATTGATTCTAACAAATAATAATACTCCAACTGAGTATTTTTATTACATTATGACAATGTTTCAAACTACAAAGTCCACCAGTTCGTATAGAGCACAACTAGCATTACCTTATGATAGAAATAGCTCATTATACTACAGATATCATTACGGATCTTGGAGTTCTTGGCGAGAGATCATGAACGCAGATGAAGTAGACACATGGGAAACATCTGACATATGGACGTATATAAAGAGGGCGGATGGAACAGCAGAATGTTTCACAACAACAATGTATACTTTGGACAATGTAGATGTTAATCAAGGCGCTTGGAACGGGTATGTGAGTAATTATATTCAACTTCCAAGTTTCCCATTCAGCTTTACAAGTATACCACATGTTACAATCAACACCGTTGTTATGGATTCTGGCTTTCATGGTGATTATATGATGATTTATAACGGCATACGAACTACGGAAGAAAATACTTTAAAAACTTACCCTCCAAAATTTAAATATTGGAGAGGTTCCGCTATTACTTTTGGACATCCGAGAGTAACCTGTCATGCAATAGGAAGGTGGAAATAATATGAAGAACGCTATGTAACATGCTCATATCGAACAAGTTAATAGACAGATAGAAATAAATTGCGAGGAGGTTCTTATATGAAAATATATGTTGAAGCAGATTATAAATTACAAGACATCTTAAATATTTCAACAATACAACAAGGTTTGACGAATATGGAAGTTGAACTAAAAGATAGTGTGATTGATTTTGCTAAAATAAAAGGGTATGTCATTGAATCGTCCGAATCTGGTGAATATAGTCTTACATTCGATCAAGAGAAATACGATTCATATTTGGAAGAGCAAAAGAAAGACACAGCGATTAAAAACGGAGAAATTCTTATGGAAACATTAAAAGAAGAATATGTTTTAAACGTTGCCTCCGATGATGAAGCTTACGTGATGAGATATATGTATGATCCTTGGCGTAAAGATACGAAATATAAGATCGGTGATCGAAGACTGTACAAAGATAATCTTTATAAATGTAAGCAGGACCATACTTCTCAGGAACAATATACACCAGATCTCGTGCCGGCTCTATGGGATATTATAAATCCAGATGAGAGTAATGGCACTATTGATAATCCGATAGTAGTTCCAGAAACAGTGAGCTCAATGATTTATGTCAAAGGAAAGTATTACTTAGAAGGAGATACTTTATATTTGATGAATCGGCAGGGTATGAATGACGGGGATGAAATATCTTTGACGTATAAACCTAGTCAGTTAATCGGTCATTATTTCGAAGTAGTCGTATAGAAAGGTGGTAGTAATATGGATTTTACAACATTAACTGAATACTTTGTGTTGGTAGTACTGGTTGCTTGCTTGGTGGTTGGATATATCATCAAACATGCGACCTTTTTTAAATGGATTTCTAACGATGATATTCCGGTGATTCTCGCAGTTGTTGGCGCGGTGCTTAATATAGTTGTTAGTGGCTTTTCAGTCGAATCAGTAGTATACGGTGCTGTAATGGGTCTTTCTTCTACAGGGTTACATCAAGCCTTTAATAGATTTGTAGAAGGTAATAAAACAGAATAAAGGTGGTCGTATGAATGAGATTCAATTCTTGGGATATTTAGTTAGTGCTATAATTACACTCGGATCTTTTGTGGCCGTAATAATGAAGTTCACGCAGCCAATAAATGACTTGAAGGTCGTTATACAGAAGTTAAACGATAACATTGACGCAATAAAACACGATAATACCAGACAAAGCAAAAGAATCGATAAACATGGTGAACGGATTGATAAGTTAGATGACCGTGTTGGGAAAATAGAAACCAAAATCAAAATATATCATAGAGAAGATGATTAGAAAAATGTAAAAGGACCCGAAAGCGCGATGCAAACAGGTCCTTTTATTTTTATCCAATTTCTTTATTCTTCTTACCTGTTATTTGTATACCATACTTCTTACGTTTATCAGTTCCATGCATTCCGAAATCTCCAAAATAAGCATCTATGGCATTCTTAGCACAGTAATGATTTTTGTATAGATTATTATCTCCCTTTATATTCACTTCCCAGCCATTAGGAGTACCGAAGATGTAAATGTCTCTATATTTAATAGGTTCATATTCTTTTGGTTTGCTGCTATCCTTCCAGACGATTCTCATGATACATCATCCTTTCTGCCGATTATATTTATTCCAAGTTGGTGACGTTGAGGGTTTGCTTTACGGGTTTTTCCACCGAGCATCTTATCGATTGCGTTTAGAGCACATTCTCTAGGATGGTAAACATTATTATCTCCAGGCACATTTGTAATCCAACCTTCTCCGTATTGAGTTACCACATAACCCCTATATTTTAGTTCCACCCACGGTTTCATTTTCGGACTGCTGTCTTTCCATACGATTCTCATATTTGCGTTTCCTCCCTAAATCCTTATATATCAATGTTTCTACGAGTTAAGCCTGATATCTCTATCATGGTGGCGATATAAATATAACACAACTATGATAGAGATATGCGGCAAAGATTAACCCACACTCATTAGTGTAGGTAAAAATCTAATATAAACTCTGTACTATTTTCCCTGCTAAAGTCGATTCTGTCAATGATTCTTTTTAGGAATTCATTTTTAATTGCTGCGTCGAGTGAGTCGTCTGTCATGGCGGCAAGAGCTTCCGACAATAATATTATTTTCTCCTCATATTCTTCTCGTTCCGGTATTGTGCTTTCTAATTCTTCCATTTGCTTCTCGATATTTTCTATTCGCTCATTATGGACTGCTTTACGCTCGACAAATTCATTATCAGTTATATCGTCGTTTTCCCAGGCAGTAAATAATTTACTCAGTGTTCTCTTAATCTTACGAATCTCTTTCTCTAGTGTATCTATCTGACTAGCAATTGAATTTTCGTCAACGTCTGGTGTTCCGTCTATCTTAAGCTCGAAATCTTCTATATATACTTTAAGAGCATGAACCACTGCGTTAATTACGTCATCAGCTACAACTGACTTTACAGTACATCTTGCAGCATTCTGTCGATGAGCATATCGTGGAGCAACGGTTCCATTTTTATGCCTGTTTGATTGATAACCCATAGTCTTACCACATTTAGGACAATACAATAAACCAGCTAGAGGATTGACCAGTTTAAGATCCGCTTTTGTTCGGTCGCTATGGAATCTCGCGCCTGCTAATTTAAACGTCTCTTCATCGACAATGGCGTGCTTTTTGTGTTTTCCATCATATAACATAAAGTGATCGGAATGTGATGATCTTGGACGAGTAGCTTTTAGTTTGCCATCAACCATAGTCTTGACGGTCATACGATCATTCCAGCGTACTTTCCCGATATATGTCGGATTCGTCAAAATGGTTTTTACGGTTTCCTTGGACCAACCTTGTTCACCGTAATAAGTAGGAACACCCATATTTGTCAATCGTTCGGCTATCTTGAAAGCTGTTATATTGTCCTTAACCGCCCAGTCGAAAATCATTTTTACGATAGGGGCCTCGTCTTCGTTTGGAACTAGGGTTCTGCTTCTCTTAGTTTTGACGATATCGTAGCCATAAGGTCTGTAGCTGCCCATGAAATTACCTTCCACAACAGCTTGTTTGCGACCACGATCCATACGCTTTTGAATCATCTTATATTCTCGACGTGACATGAAGAGTTCGAACTCCATATATTCTTCATCTTCTTGAGAGTGAGCTACGTCGTATGTTTTAGTCGGTGTAATAACCAGGACTCCGTTGTTTCGATTTGAATATTTGAGACAGTCTAGAATCGTTTGAGCATCTCCTTGATTACCACGAGATAGACGTGTTACTTCAACAATAAGTACTCCTTTATATTTGCCTTTATAACAATCTTCTATCAATCGTTGTATCTCAGGACGACCCGCGATGGTCTCACCAGATTCGATTTCCTCGTATATTTCTCCGATGTACAAACCTTTTCTTACAGCAAGTTCTTTAAGTATTTTCTTATGCCTGGCTAATGTCTCTCCTTCTCCTAGTTTTTCAGCTTCCAGATCGGCTCTGGATTTCCTTAAGTAAATGGCGTATACATCCATTCTTGCGATATCCACAGCGTTGTTCATATCAAATGTTGACATTGGTTCCACCTTTCCTTTGTTGTAAGTTCTGCGATGATACTTAAATTCAGGCATCACCTCCTTTAAATAGAGTAAACCTATGTACGCTATTACTTTCTTTGACTAAGTAAGAATCTTGTATATTCCATTATTTTATTGATCTCTTCATCTGTAAAATATATTCGTCCAAATTCTTTGTTCCATTTTTTGAAACGTTCAAATCGTTCTCTTTTCATTTCAAAACTAACAGGATGCTTTTTACCCTGATTTTCATGTGCCTTGATTATTTCCGATATCGATATACCAAAGAAATCTGCAACAAGATTGATTATATTCACAGGTATTTGCGATTCTCCTGTTTCGTATTTATTTATATCACCAACCGATAGTCCAATCTCATGTGAAAATTCTTCTATCGATAAATTACTTCCTAGACGTAATGCTTTGAATACATCGCCCATTGTTACTTCATCAATAGTTAACGATTCATTCTTTTTCGATGTATCTTCCCATCCCATTAAATAACCTGGAGTGGTCTCAAGAGCATTAGCTAATGGTTCCAGTACATCGAGTGGAAGGTTCTCAATATCACCTCGTTCATAACGGTAGATAGTAGCACGGTTCTTACCAAGTTTGGCAGCAAGATCATCTACCGACATATTCAGTTGATTGCGTAATTCTTTTATTTTTTGTCCTATGCTCATTCAATTAACTCCTTATTCGCGATCATTACATGCTCCTTTATAGAAAAAAAAAAACAAAACTATATTTCAAACAAAAAGGAGAATGAAGATTATGGTAAAAATGTACAAAATTCAGTTTAATGTAAAAGGCCTTAATGAATCAGATCATAGATTTGTTAAAGGGTTGGAAGAGGTTATGCAAAATGAACTTATTAGAGTTTATAACATTTATGCTGACAAAACTAACTCTGGCATAACTGATTTGTTGAATAAGGAATTCGACAGGCTTTATCCTAATTATCATGAGAATAATAAAGGTAAAGAGTGGTACGAATTAACCGAATACAATAAGTTTATGGCAGACGGTTATCAGTCGTTAGTGGTTGATGAACTCAATAAGACGAATGCTAGCCCAATACTTAATTTCTATGTCGATCCTAAGGAAGTCGTATTTACTGGATATTTGAAATATGACCGTAACGTAACAATTGACTTCTATTTGAAAGAAGCTTGATTTTTAAAGAGATAGCTCAGACAAGGGCTATTTCTTTTCTTTTTATTCTTCTCTTATCAATCCATATAATACACACAAAATCGCATATATGCAAATAAAATGTATCCTAGAATAAAATCGTTTCACATCATGCGAAAAAGTTATTGACAGAAAAAGTAAGCTGATGATATTCTCATGTTGTTGCAGATAAGCGACAAATACAGCGAGAGGTGATGTGCATGGATGCGAATAAATTAAAAGGCAAGATAGTCGAGAAGGGATTAAATGTAGCTAAGGCTGCTGATTTGATCGATATCCATAGATCTTCTTTTTATCGTAAACTAAATGGATTCGATACATTCACGGTAAATGAAGCAACTAAGTTAAAAGAGGTTCTCGGATTAACCAACATGGAAGCTTTGGAAATATTCCTATCAAGGACATATCGTCGTGAAAACCACTAAGTACAAGAATGCGATAATACGTTTTCACGGTGAGGTCGATTACAAGAGGGTCGAAGAGGCCGCTATTATATTTATGAAGAAAGCACAAAGGAGTAAGAAGAAACATGGCAACAAGAATACGTCCAGAGCTGTCTGAGAACAACAAATACTGGATAAGCAAACATCGATATTACGAACTAAAACATTTCTGTCTACAGTATCCGATATGGAAGAGCGCTTATGCTGCTTTTAACGATCATTCTGTACCGTTATCAATGATCGAGAAAATCCCGACGAGCAATATGCCTGGAGATCCAACAGGTAAGAGAGCAATCTTGAGAGCTTATTATAAAGAGAAGATTGATTTGATCGAGAGGATAGCTTTAGATGCGGATCGCTATTTGTATGATTATATTTTAAAAGCGGTTACAGAGGACTTGTCTTATACTTACTTACGATCGAAGTTAGACATCCCATGCGGTAGAGATATGTATTACGACAGATATAGAAGGTTCTTTTGGCTATTGAGTAATGCGAGGGATTAGTTCGCGATAAATACAACGACTTTTATGAGAAGGAAGTTAGGATAAATCTGGAACGGTCGTGTGCAGGTATGTACGAATCCGTGTAATAAAGTGGATAAACCAGAAGGTGTCGTATACAGACATGTATGAATCACTAGCCTTCTCTTTTGTTTTTTTTTATCATAATAAAACGATGAAAGGAAAATTCAAAATGGAAACTAATAAATTAATTAAAGGAATTATTTGGGGAGTTAGCACATTCATCGGATTAGCAGTAGCGGAGGGTATATATCGAACTAGCGTTAATCAAATAAATAAAAGAGAACTACTTATCGGTGATGGAGAGATTATTTCCGATGAGATTGAAGATATCGAAGTGCCGTTTGAAGTTCGCGATTAAAACAATGCCTATTATGAGAATAAATAATAGGAGTGATCTATCATGAAAGCAACTTTAAAATCTGGTTTAGGTTTTGGACTATATGCAGGATTGGTTTATGCTGTAGGATCTTATCTGGGTTACCGTTTAGGTAAAAGCACAGGTAAATTAGAAGCAGAAATCGAGCATATAGAAAAAGACATTGAACGAGATAGAAAAGAGCTAATGGAGAAATACCCAGAGTTATTTAAAGAGGAGGAAGCCTAACTGATGGCTTCTTCTTTTTTTTATTTTCGATTCGCGTAATTTACATGCTCCTTTATAGAAAAAATATAAATGTAAGGAGGTAAATGTTATGTGTAGTGAAGAGCGTGATTTAGTATGTAGAATTCATAGGCTAGAAGATAAGTTACTAAGAAGTAAGAATTATCAGGAGCAGATGACTATACAATCAGCTTTAGCGAACTTGCGTATGAGTTTACAGAAATTACGATGGAGAAGCGATAATGTAAGGGCCTAAGATTAGGCTCTTCATTTTTCGATATTTTAACCTAGATTAAGATTGAGTCTAATCTAGAATAGATTTTCCGCACGTAGGTGACAAGGAACGATATTAAAATTCTAAAGTGAAAATTTCCCGGGAGGGAGTTTTCGATAAAACAATTTAAGAAAGGAGGAAGTAGGATGGTAGAACTTTTATTTTTATTAGGAGGTGTTCTTCTAGGAATTGCATTTACGATGTGGGTATACAGATCTAAAACTTCAGGAACCCTTAAGATCATAAGAGATGAAGACGGTGAGTATATGTATGTTGAATTGAAACACGGTTTATCAGACATTTATGGTAAAAAGACCGTTAAATTCCTAGTCGACGATCTTTCGCAAAAATAACATACCCTATTATGGAATAAATTTATAAGGAGGAATTCAAAATGAGCATTGAAACATTATTACACGAAGAGATTCAGGACGAATTCGAAGAGTTAGGGAAAATGGAAGTAGGAACAGAGAAATATAAGACTGCGGTTGACGGTCTGACAAAGTTATGTGATCGAGCAATCGAACTTGAGAAACTTAAAACTGAAATGGAGCTTAAACAGGATCAGCAAAATGTTGATGCTGAATTAAGAGCTGAGCAGCTTAAGGATGAACGAAAAGATCGAGTTGTGAAGAATAGCTTAACAGCGGCAGGAATTGTCATACCGACAGCAGTTACTATCTGGGGTACTTTGAAATCTATCAAATTCGAAGAAACTGGAACTATCACAACAATAATGGGACGAGGATTCATTCAGAAGTTACTCCCTAAAAAGTAATTTCAAAATGGAGGAGATTCGGGCGAAATGCTCGGTCTCTTTCTTTTTCGCGTAAGGAACACTTTATATTATAGAAAACGAAAGGAGAAATGAATATGAAAGTTGTTGAAAGAATGATACAAGTTTGCGACATGAATGAAGAGCAGAAACAGAAGTTTTCAAAGATGAACGGTGATATTTTGATATGGATTTGTGAAGGACAAAGCACTGGCTATATGTCAGAAAAACTTAATTTACATCCATATCAGGTAGAGCATAATATCGATGAAATGCTGTACGTTCTTCGAAAGCGTGTCGGATTCCGTAGATTTATAAGGGCATTATTCATCAAGTAATTTTCTAAGAAGAGTCTCAATAACTTAGGCTCTTCTTTTTCGCTATATTTACAATGCCTGTTATGAGAATAAACTTATAGGAGGTTATTGATATGAAAATTAAGGAAGTTTTAACAAGCGAGAAAACAAAAGAGAGTTTATGGAAAATCACAGAATATGTAGCAAATGGAGTTGGTATTGCAATTCCAATTGTGGCAGTTGTATTGAGTGAAAAGAAACGAAAACAGGACGCATATGAAGCTGATTTATTAGCGGATATATTTAGCACAGCAGATTATGACAGTGCTGTATCTGCAATAATGAACAGCAGTATGTTTGATAATCGTAAAGTTCAAGTAATAGAATTGCTCAAAAAAGATCAACCACAAACATATTACAAAGCTGTGATCAGTATCGTAAATTCAAACATGTTCGACAGCAGAAAAGTTGAGGCTATTGAGAAACTTAATAAAAACTAATAAGTTTAAGAGGATTAGCTCGGGTTATATACCTGGGCTATTCTTCTTTTTCGCTAAATAAACACACCCTATTATGGAAAAGAAGAGAATGATTCCCGTATAGCGATATATCGGAAGAAATCTCTGGAATAGTTAAGACGGTTAGTTCTAACGGAAGAATAAGAGAAAACTCAACGTCGTGGGTTCGAATCCCGCACTATTCCCAGAGTCTTTTCTTTTTCTCCTCTTATATTCCTAACGTGAGAGTTTAAACAAAAGTTATATAACTAAAGTTAAAGAAAGGATAATACTAATATGCGTTACCACTATGAAAAACCAAAAGTATATGCATCGATGTACGGAGAAATCTACGAATGCGATCATCCAGTCTACAGTAAATGTACTTTATTCAAAATGGGACGAAAAGGTCTAGCTGTTATTCAGCAGAGATATGATCCAGCGACGAAAAATACCTGGTGGGGCGAGATTGATCCGTGGCTGACTGACACTTTATATTTACATGAAAGATTCTTGGAGTTCTTCGAGGATAGATCGGGAGAACCTGAGAACGGTTTATATCCCACCGTAACGGTCCGACAAATGATGTGGGCTATGAAAATGAAGCCAGTTAAGCGAGAACGATGGGAAACTTGCTTCGATAGACGCGCGATTTAAACCTCTTCTATTATAGAAAGGAGGTATATTTATGTCACCAAAAGTAATTAGAATTGCAAAACTTATAACAGCTATTGTTAGTGCGGGATTAACATTCGCAGGGAAGCAAAGTACAGATAAGTTATTGGATGAAAAGATTGCAAAGAAGGTAGCAGAAGAACTTTCTAAACGAAACATGTAAGAGAGGCCGATTGGTCTCTTTTATTTTGTATTTGAAGGAACTGAGAATGCACGCGATAAAAACTTCTCCTATTTTGAAAAGAAAACGAAAGGAGAAAATAATCATGAAAAAGCGTGGATTATTCGGGCTGCTTATCGACTTTATATTGGTATTTGCAACTGGAGGATTATGGCTTGTATGGATTCTCATTCGATTTTTGAGAAACAGTTAGAGCGGTGTCACCCACTGCTCTTTCTTTTGTTTCATGCTCGCGATAAATACTTCCCCTATTATAGGAAACAACTGAAAAGGAGGAGGTAATTATGGACGAAATGAAAATTAAATTATCTACTAGATTTATGAGAGGTATGGTAGCCAAACTTATATCTAGAGCTATATACAAAAATATTGGAGTCAAACCAGACATCCGTATTAGTGAAATAGAAGCTGAGATGAAGGATGGTAAAATACGCTTTCATATCAATGCAGATGGAGAAATTGATCAGAAAGTATTACTAAAAATCGAGCAAATGGTTGATTCAGAGGATTAGGCACCTGAAGCATGGTGTCTTTTCTTTTATTCGCGAAATTTACAATGCCTGTTATGGAAAGATAATAAATTGTTATTAGGAGGAATCTAAAATGAATGTTATCGTTAAACACATTATTGAGATTGCTGGCGGATTGGTAGTCGGTGGTCTAGCAAGTGATGCGGTAAACAAAGCAGTAGATGTAACTAAGAAAGCAGTTAAAAATCATAAGAAAGCGAAAGCGGCTCAGTAACATGGGCCCTTTCTCTTTTTTCTTTTCAAAATAAACTTTCGCGAAAGATACAATGCCTATTATGAGAAAAAACAATGAAATCGAATAAGGAGGAATTTATATGTTTACTAAATATGAAATCACTTTATGCGCTGATAAAAACGAAGTTGTGAAAAATTTAGGAGCAATGGATTGCCTTGGTAAATATACAGTCGATATTGAAGTAAAGCATTCAGTAGGGCATGTATATACTGTGGGCGACTTGGTGTTCTATGGTTTCACAAGTAAGTTACCAGTGCAAGAAGTGGCTAGTATGTTGAAAGCGATGAATAAAATTAAAATCGATGTAGTTGGTGGAACAATAATTATTAAAGAATTTGTCTAGTTATAAACTAGGCATTTTCTTTTTCTATTCGCGAAATTTACATCACCTATTATGAGAGAAAGCAATGGATAGATGCTGGTGGAAATCCAGCGGTGAGACACGAAGGCGTAGCGGCACGTAATAACGTAATAAAACATGCTACCCACCGGGCAACGGTTTTCATTGGGCCGACCCTGAAGTCATTATATTCTCTTTTTATTTTTATCAAAAACCAATTAAAGGAGTGTTCAAAATGGAAAACACTATGGATAAGAAAGCAGACGGTTATGATGTTGAACAAGTCATTGGCGTGGTAAAAATGCTATCTAATTCTCAAGGCTTTTACGGAAGATTGCTTGAACGGATTTTATATTTACAAGAATACGAACCAGAAGCCTTTGAAGAATTTAAAGAAGTAGTGGAAGAGCAGCACTTCAAAGATCCGGTGGATGTTGTTTTATTTTTCGAACAGTAGGGATTCGCGAAATTTACATCACCTATTATGGGATAATGTTATTTCGGAAGAAAAACAAAAGGGGGGAGCTCAACTTAGTGGCGGACTAAGATGGCTCTTTTCTTTTTCTATTTATATTTACCAAATTTATCGCCAAGGAGCGTGCAGGAAATGAGTAACTTATTAACAGTTTCGAAAAGATTCGTAAAGAAAAACAGCTCTACCATACTAACAGTATTAGGAGCTGCCGGTGTAGTTGGTACAGCTGTAATGGCGGTTAAAGCTACTCCGAAAGCAATGGAACTTATTGAACTAGCGGAAGAAGAGAAAGGAGATGAATTAACGAAATGGGAGACTATTCAAGTAGCAGGACCAACATATATTCCTTCCTTATTGATTGGAACAGGAACCCTAGCCTGCATATTTGGCGCGAATCTATTAAACAAACGTTCCCAAGCAGCCATCGCGTCTGCTTATGCCCTACTCGACCAAACTCACAAAGAGTACAAAAACAAAGTTAAAAAGTTATACGGTGAAGATGGAGACAAACTCATTCGTGCTGCTGTAGCAAAAGACCGTTATGAGGAAGAAGACAAAGAAGAATATGACGACGAGTATGAGGATGGCAAAACACTATTCTACGATGAATATTCTAAACGGTATTATCGTGTGACGAAAGAAACTCAGTTGAGAGCAGAATATGAGATTAATAAAATGCTATCTCAATCTGGTGGAGCATCTTTAAACGATTATTACGATTTATTAGAGATTGATCGACAAGATTACGGTGAGTTTATGGGCTGGTCCGCAGCTCAGATGTACGAAATGTACTGGGATGCTTGGTTATATTTCCACCATACGCCGGTTGAAATGGACGACGGTATTGAATGTTTTATCGTCGATTATACTGAACCATTCATTGATTTTGAAGAGTATTGAAAGGAGAAGATATGAATAAAATTAAAGAACTTAACACATTTGCAGTCGGAGGTAACATGCTTAATCCAAAAGAGCCAGTTCATCTTACTTTATATAACGAGGATGAGTGCGGAAACACCAGCGATGATGTTGTCATTCTTTTAGATCAAAGTAGACTTGTACAGATGATAAAAATGTTAAATAGCTATGTTATTAAGTAAGGAGAAGATATGAATACAATCGTTTTTATGATTACATGCTTATTATTTCTATCATTATTCGTCGGCTTGCCTATCGTTGGTATTGCTTGGTTGACTATAAACTTCGTGGAGAATAGACGAAATAAAAGATATTTAGATTTTATTAAACATATCGACGAATTAAACAATGAGCATATCCATTACACTCGCTAAATAAACAATTCCTTTAATGAAAAGATTATATTTCAAAGGAGGATAAACTATGAAACGCAAAAATATTGATACTATGAGAGAGGTAAGACTTTGGATTGGACAGATTATTGTACCGGCAGTAACGGTTGTCGGTTCAGCAATGGCAATTCCAGAAGTCAGACAGGCAGTAGCAACTAAAGCGAATCAATGGAAAGAATCCGTTGAAAAGAAAATCAAGAAAAATAAAAAGGAGAAATTTGAGGTCCTGAAATAGGGGCCTCTTTTCTTTTTGTTACTAAGTGACATGTGTTTTTGAACGAAAGGATAGTATTATGCAAGACAAGATTTATATTCATTACGGACATGCAGCTTTTGATCCTAACTTATTTAACCCAATTCAAAATGAACAATGCTGGATCAAACCGAAAGGAGGTCTGTGGGCTAGTCCTGTAGATGCGGAACTAGGTTGGAAAGACTGGTGTGAAAGAGAAGAGTTTCGTGAATGCACTGAAGATAATAGTTTCAGATTCACTCTTCCTAGAGCTAATGTATTTGTTATAGATTCCGTAGAAAAATTAAAGGGACTACCGACAATTTCAGATCCAATATGGAGACCAATCAGTACATTGATAGATTTCGAGAAATGTATCGAGCTTGGATATGATGCTATTGAGTTAAATTTATCAGCAGATCATCGGTTATATTGGGAATTATACGGTTGGGACTGTGATAGCATCCTCATTATGAATTCAGATAAGATCAAAATAGAAACCAGTACACAGGTGACAACAAATAATGGTATTTTGTTATCGCGACAAAAACATTTCCTTTAATGGAATGAAGAAAGGAGACGAGAAAAATGAATTTCAAAGGTATTATCAATAGTCCGATTCTGAAGTCTGTTGGAAAATATGCAGGTGTTGTAGTCACAGGTATTATGGCTATAGCAGGTGCATTATCAGAACAGAAAAAAGAAAAGGAATTTGAAGAGTTGAAGAAAGCAGTTTCTGAACTTCAGAAGAAAGTATAGGAGAATCCTTCGGGGTTCTTCTTTTTTGTTTGTAATCAATTTATATTCGCGAAATTTACAAACGCTATTATGAGAAGAAACAGTTAGCTCAATTGGTAGAGCAACAGACTTATATCTGTCGGTTGTAGGTTCGAGTCCTACACTGTTTCTTTTCTATTTTTCAAAGATCAAAATTTTCCAGAGTGGAATTTTTGATAAAACAATTTACAAATCAAGTTCATGAAAGGAGATACGAAATGAACAAACCAAATGTAACAAAACTTTTAAACACGGTAAAACACGTAATGAAAAAACGTAGCCCTGAGATTCTTACTGGTATAGGTGTCGCAGGTATGATTTCAACGGTTGTACTTGCCGTAAAAGCAACGCCGAAAGCTATGGAACTAATCGAGGAGGAGAATCTGAATCGCATACCAGAAAATTACGATCCAGAAAATGACCCAACTCCAGATAAGTTAAGTAAAGTAGAGATTATAAAAATCGCATGGAAACCTTATATTCCCGCAGCTATCACTGGTGTCGCATCCGTCGCTTGTCTTATCGGAGCTAATTCCGTACATGTGAGACGTAATGCAGCATTGGCAACAGCGTATCAGTTATCTACAACAGCTCTTACTGAATACAAAGAAAAAGTAGTCGAGACAATTGGTGAAAAGAAAGAAAAAACCATAAGAGAGAAGATTGCTAAGGATAAAGTAGAACAGAATCCGGCTAGCAAAACCGAGATATTTGTCACTGGTAATGGTAAATCTCTATTTCTTGATCCGCTATCCAATCGATATTTTGAATCTGACGTCGAGAAGGTACGAAAAGTAATTAACGATTTGAATTGGCAGATGGGATATGGTAGTGAGATGTATATTTCATTGAGTCAATTATATGATGAATTGGGACTAAGCCATACAAAAATTAGCGATAGTATTGGCTGGAATGTTTCTGATGGTAATATCGAACTGGATTTAAGCGCACAAGTAGCTGACGATGGTAGACCGTGCCTGGTAATGGATTTCTTAAAGGCACCTACGTACGATTTCGATAAGTATCTATAAGTCAACTACGCGAAAAATACACGACCTGTTATGAAGAAATACTTAAATAAATATTTTATAAGGAGGGCTTAATCATGAGCGAAAATTTAGAAGTAATGGAGACAACGGAAAATATGGACGTTGATGTAGTCGATGATATGAACTACGAAGAGTATGAAGGCGGATCTGGTAAGGTTATCGGATTAGTTGTGGCTGTAGTAGCTGGAGCAGCGGCATTAAGTGTCGCAGCTTACAAGAAACTTAAAGCTAAAACGACTGATAGACCTAAAAAGAAACGCAAAAAACTTATGTGGGTTGAAGTCGAAGATGATGTCGATGATTCTGATGTAGTCGACGTTGAATCTGAAGAAGTAGATGAAGAAGCATCTGAAAAATAGTGGTTTGTATTAATTCGAGAAGGATTGAGATCAAAACAAGGTCTCATCCTTTTTTCGTTTTTCTATATATGAAAGGAGTTTCATGTACGAAGAATATCACAAATATATTTACGAAGGTCCGGTAGTATGCTTTGGCAAATGCGTGGCGAATCGTTGGACGGGTGAAACTATGGCCCCTACGAAAAACAAAGCAAGAAATAACTTAGCATATCAAATAAAAACACAAATGCGTTTGGCGGCAGGAACAAAAGTGTCGTTACCTGGTGAAATCAAAATGGTTAATTAAGAGGTGAATAAATAATGAAAGAGTATCAACCAAACTCCCATAAAAGTAAAGCAGAGGGGGAATTGAGCGAAACGACTAATAGAGAAAAAAAAGTACAGAAAGTTGTTAGCGGAAAAGTAAAAACTAAAGCAAATGAAAAAAGAAAATTAGCAAACATCTTTATTTCTGAAGATGCAGCTAACGTTAAATCATATGTAGTCATGGATGTGCTCGTTCCGGCAATTAAGAAAGCTATTTCTGATATTGTTACTGACGGAATCGATATGATTTTATATGGCGGAAGTCATAGCGGTAAGCATAAATCAGGAAATAAGATTTCGTATAGAAGTTATTATGATGATAACAAGAGAGAGGATCGAAGAGATAGCAGTTATCGATCAAGAAGTAGATTTGATTACGATGATCTTGTATTTGATTCTCGTGCAGAATGTGAAGCGGTAAGAGAGCAGATGGTAGATGTGATTGACACATATGGGTTCGTTACTGTAGCTGATATGTATGATATGGCTGATATTCCAGCACCTTATACAAGCAGTAAATATGGTTGGACTAATATCCGTACTGCTGAAACGGTAAGAGTTAGAGATGGATACGTTCTTAAGTTACCTAAAGCTATGCCGATTGACTAAATAAAAATACACAATAAGGATGTGTCGTTACGATGCTATTAATGACCGATGAATTGGAAAAAGCTTTTGAAAATTATCCGATTGGTTCTCAGGAAGGAAAACTGGAAGAAGCAGATGTAGTAGTTAAGTATTTTAATCCAACTGGAACAGGTACTTGGTTAATTACAGAAGGCGAAAAGCAAGATGACGGTGACTGGTTATTATACGGTTATTGTCATCTTTTTGAATGGGAATGGGGTTATGTAATGCTGTCTGAATTAGAGAGTGTTAGATTGCCTTTTGGTCTAGGAATCGAACGAGAGATCTATAACACTGGTAAGAAAGTAAAAGATTATATTTGAAAGGAAAATTATGAATTTAACAAAAAGCAAATATGATTGTGACAATTGTGGTCGTCTAAGAGGATCGGAAGCTTGTGAACACTGTATAGCGAGCAATGATCCTTTTTGTATTCCGACACAATGGATTGGAAAAAACGATATGGTAAACCATCCGGATCATTATCAGACAGAAACGGGTCTCGAAACTATCGACGTTATCGGGGCCTTTACTTCTGATATGAAAGGAATTGAGGCATTTTGTACAGGAAATGCAATTAAGTATTTATGTCGTTGGAAAAAGAAAAACGGCATTGAGGATCTCAGAAAAGCGGAATGGTATATTCAAAGATTAATCCGTCACATGGAATTAGTAGAAGCAAAAAATAAAGATAAAAAGGAGAGTAAATAATCATGGCAAAATTAGAAATTATGAACACAGTAACTAGAAGCCTTCATCGTGTAGGTTTTAAATTTAAAAAACATAGCCCTGAAATCTTGGTTGGTGCAGGCATTGTAGGTGTAGTTGGTTCTGCTGTAATGGCATGTAAAGCAACTACTAAACTCGATGAAGTATTAGAAGAGCCAAAAGAGAAAATCGAGAAAATTCACGAACTTATGGAAAATCCTGATATGGTACCGGAAGGTAAAGAATACACAGAAGAGGATGGTAAGAAAGACTTAACTATCATGTATACTCAATCCGCTGTTAAAGTAGTTAAGCTTTATGCTCCGGCAGTAATCCTTGGAACTGTATCTATCGCAGCCATCCTTGGTGGTCATCACATTCTTCGTAAACGTAACTTAGCACTTGCAGCAGCTTATGCAACTATCGATAAAGGATTCAAGGAATATCGTGGTCGTGTTATTGAGAGGTTTGGAGAAGAGCTGGATAAAGAGCTTAAGTATAATATCAAAGCGAAAGAAATTGAAGAAACTGTTGTAAATGAAGATGGTTCGGAAAATACTGTTAAGAAAACTGTAAATGTTGCCGATCCGAATACAACAAGCGATTATGCTCGATTCTTTGACGATGGATGTAACGGTTGGACAAAAGATCCAGAGTTCAATTTAATGTTCCTTAAAGATCAGCAGCGTTACGCAAACGATTTACTTAAAACGAGAGGTCATTTATTCCTTAACGAAGTTTACGACATGTTAGGACTCCCTCGTTCTACAGCAGGCGCAGTAGTTGGATGGGTTTACGATGAAAAACACCCAGTAGGAGATAACTTCGTAGATTTCGGTATTTACGACCTTTATAACGAAAAGAAACGTGACTTTGTTAACGGATATGAAAGAACAATCTTACTTGACTTCAATGTAGACGGCGAAATCTACAAGTTAATCTGAATGACTGGGCTCGATAGTCTAGGATCTGGGACTTATCGAGACATCTATGACAACCCTTGGCTACTATATTGATAGCTGAGGGTTTTGTTTGTGTGAAAGGGGAAAATATGACCGGTAGAGATTTAATCATTTATATTTTGGAGAATAAACTTGAGGATAAAGAATTATTTGTAGACAATGTATTTCCTCTGTTTATCACAGCAGAGGAAGCGGCTATTAAATGGAATTGTGGAACTGCGACTGTTAAGGCGATGATCAACTTAAATAGAGTTAAAGGATCTAAAATTGGTAACGACTATTATGTATTAGCCAATGAATCAGACCCATTTGTTACTACGTACTTAAGAAAGGACTGACTTAACATGTATGATAAATTGTCAATTGTTTTTGCTACATTGGCTGGAATCTGTTTTGTCAGTGGGCTTGTGATATTAGTACATCCTGACGAGAATACATTGCAAGCCGCACAATAACATGCAAAGGGAGAGATATAAGTGGAGAAGCTCGGAAGAATTCTATCAATGATAGACCATTCGTTAAATACAAAGAAAAGACGTCATATCGCAGGAGGGATTCTTATGAGTATTTCACTGTTATTCGGCGGACTAGCAGTGACGGTGTTATCGGTAAAGACTGAACCAAACGAGGAACAAAATGATAGCGGTGAGTACGAACTTATATACTCTGAATGAAAGGAGAAAATATGTTCAAAGTGCGCGACATAGGTAGACCAGAAGATATCTTAACAGTATATGCCGTCGATTATTGTGATGAAAGTGACGATACATTCTTTTTACTTTTTGATGAGCGTACTGAAGATTGGGAATGGTCAAATGCGAAGTATTATGAACCCGTATAGTATTTGAAAGGAGATAAAAATGAACAAAGATTTATTGATTAAAGGAATGATATTCTTAACTGGAGGTGCCATCGGTTCAGTAGTAACATGGAAGTTAGTGAAGACCAAATATGAGCAGACCATCGAGGATAAAAATGAGGAGATAGTATTCCTTAGAGATCGTTATTCTGAGAGCAAAGCTGGTAAAAAAGCTGGAGAGCACATCGTTAAAGGTGTTGTTGACGGTATTGAAGATCCGGACGAACTTAGCATACAGGAAATTAGAGCAAAAGTGCAAGATCTCGGATATATTAACGAGCAGGTTATGAAAGATAAAGAAAAAGAGGAGGAAGACGACATGGACAGACCTGAAATTATTGCCCCAACAGAGTCATGGGAGCAGGACTATCCAACACTTAGTCTCACTTATTACGAAGGAGATGGTGTGTTGGCTAATGATGACAATGAAATTATTGAAAATGTAGATGAATTAGTCGGAGAGGATTTTGCAGACCACTTTGGAGAATATGAAGAAGATTCTGTATTCGTTCGTAATGATAAACATGGTGTATATTATGAAATTCTCAGAGACTACGGATGCTATTCGGAGAATGATTAATGACAAGAACAGATATAGAGCAGGAATATTTTGAATGGATATACGAATTGATAACTACTGGAAGGTTTGCAAAAGAAAATTCCTATCAACGACTGTTGCTTTATCTACATGACATAGAATTTAAATATATCATTCCTAGAGATTCTAATAGAGCAGAAGATGGAGAAGGCTTAAGATATCAATTCGCGTACGAACAGTATAGTCAAGATAGTAGAGATTATATTATCGATTGTTTAGCTAGACCTTGTAGTGTACTAGAAATGATGGTCGCTTTGGCGATACGTTGTGAGGATATCATGGATGACCCAAGTCTTGGAGATAGAACAGGACAGTGGTTTTGGAAAATGATCGTCAATCTTGGGCTTGGCGGAATGTATGACACAAGATTCGACGAACGAGTTGTTAATAAGACAGTTGATATTTTCTTAAATCGCGAATATGAACCAGACGGCCGTGGTGGTTTATTCCGGATTAAGAATTGTGAAAACGATCTCAGAAACGAAGAGATCTGGACGCAAATGTTATGGTTTTTAGATACAATTATATAGAGGTATGGTATGAAACATGTAGAAGTATATGAAAATTTTGAACGTATGTTTCCGGAACGTGCGATCTTTGTAGAAGACTGGTTTCCAAATGGTAAAAATAGTGTCCGAGTCCGTATAAAAAATGGCTCGGACTTTATATTTACCTATAACAGTTGGGTTGACTGGTGTTTCGAAACAGTAGAATCATACATTAGAAAAATGAAAGGAGGCCGTCAGATGAATGTTAGACTTTATGACAGTAGCGACAAAAACGAATAAAAACAGCGTGGAAATATTTCCTAAGTTTGTTATGAAAAAATCTAAAGATCTGATGATTCGAGGTAGGGATTTTTACGCTATCTGGGATGAAGATCGTAAGATGTGGAGCACAGATGAAGATGATGTAACTAGACTTATCGATAAAGAACTCGATCGATATGTTAACGAAAACACAGATAGATTAGAAGGCTCGCCTATTATTAAATATATGTGGGATAGTGACAGTGGATCGATTGATAAATGGCATAAGTATTGTCAGAAGCAGATGCGGGATAATTACAGTATGCTCGACGAAGAACTTATTTTCTCGAATACTGAACTTACTAGAGAAAAACATGCAAGTAAAAAACTCCCATATCCTCTCGAAGCCGGTGATATCTCGGCATGGGATAAACTTATAGGAACTTTATATTCCAAAGAAGAAAGACATAAGATCGAATGGGCTATCGGTTGTATCGTGTCCGGAGATTCGAAAAGTATTCAAAAATTCATGGTGTTATACGGTGCTGCTGGTACAGGTAAATCCACAATTCTCAATATCATTCAACAATTATTCGATGGGTATTACGCTACATTCGATGCAAAGGCGTTAGGTAATCCGAGTAATGCTTTTGCTCTAGAATCATTCAAAACCAATCCACTTGTCGCAATCCAACATGACGGTGACTTGTCTAAGATTGAGGATAATACAAGATTAAACTCGTTAGTATCACATGAGTTAATGAGTGTAAATGAGAAATTTAAGGGACTATACGAGACAAGATTTAAGTGTTTCTTATTTATGGGTACGAATAGACCAGTAAAAATCACAGATGGTAAATCAGGTTTATTAAGACGACTTATCGATGTTCATCCATCAGGAAATAAATTAGCCGCAAAAGAATATCGAACACTTATGAGGCAGATAGAATTCGAGCTTGGTGCTATTGCTAGTTATTGTTTGGATGTATATCAGGACGATCCGGAATACTATGATGACTATATTCCAAAAACAATGCTTAGCGCTTCGAACGATTTCTATAATTTCATTTGTGATTCATTTAGTGTGTTTAAGAAAGAGAATGGCACTACGCTAAAGGCAGCATGGGAGATGTATAAAACCTACTGCGATGAAGCGAAAGTGCCTTTTCCATTTTCTAAGAGAAATTTCAAGGAAGAGTTGAAGAATTATTTCTGGGATTTTGATGAGAAAATTGAAAAAGAGGATGGTACCAAGCTGTTAAGTTATTACAGTGGTTTCAAGACGGATATTTTCGAAGACTCTGTCGGTGGGAAGAAAGAGACAGCATCGGAGAAGAAAGATCCAACTTGGCTGACATTCGAGGAAGTGGACGATTGTGTTTTAGATCGTTGTTATGCGGATCTTCCAGCACAGTATGCCACATCGAAAGAAACTCCAACGAAACCCTGGGACGAAGTGACTACCGTTTTATCTGACTTGGACACAACAAAACTGCATTATGTTATGGGACCTAGTAATCATATTTTCATTGACTTTGATTTGAAGGATGAGAATGGGGATAAGTCATTCGAGAGGAACTTAGAAGCAGCCAATAAATGGCCTCCTACTTATGCGGAACTTAGCAAGGGTGGTCAAGGGATTCATCTTCATTATATTTATAACGGTGATGTAAATGAGTTGAGTCGTATATTTGATGAGGATATTGAGATTAAGACATTCATGGGCAAGAGTTCCCTTCGAAGGAAGCTGTCTAGGTGTAACAATCTTGATATTCGTACAATTAGCTCAGGTCTTCCAATGAAAGAGGTGAAAAATGTGATTAACTTTGATGGTATTAAGAATGAGAAATATTTGAGATCCGTTCTTAAGAAACATCTAAATAAAGAAATAATGGGTAATACTGCGCCGAGTGTGCAGATGATTAAGAAACTCTTAGATGAAGCTTATGCTAGTGGTATTGGTTATGATGTATCTGATATGAAAAATGCCGTATTTGCTTTAGCTGCTAGTAGTAGTAATCAGGCTGGTGAGTGTTTGAAACTTGTGGGTCAGATGCAATTTAAGAGCGAAGAAGCAAGCGTGACTACTGACGAGGGAAATACTGATGACTTAGTGTTTTATGATATCGAATGTTTCTCTAATTTATTTTTAGTATGTTATAAAATAGCCGGAGAGGATAAGCCAGTAGTAGCACTTGTTAATCCAAAACCCCATGAGATCGAAAACTTAATAAGGTTCAAGTTGGTAGACTTTAATGGAAGAAATTACGATCGACACTTACTGTATGCTTGTATGATGGGATATACGACAGAAGAACTTTATAAGTTGTCTCAAAGAATTATTAATTCCCCAAAAGGTAGTAAGGATAACGGTAAATTCAGTCAGGCTTATAATCTCGGATATACCGATATTTACGATTTCGCGGCTAAAAAGCAGTCATTAAAAAAATGGGAGATAGAATTATCTATTGGACATAAGGAGTTAGGTATTCCATGGGATGAACCTGCCCCGGAAGAATTATGGCCAGAAGTAATCAAATATTGTAAATGGGATGTAATTGCATCAGAAAAAGTGTTCGATCATTTACAGGGTGATTTCACAGCGAGAAAGATATTGGCAGCACTGGCAGGTGGAACCGTTAATGATACTACCAACTCATTAACAACTAAAATCATTTTCGGTAACGAACGTCATCCAAGATTAGTTTATACTGATTTGGCTACTGGAGAACAATTTTATTAGGAAAGGAGCTATTAATATGAGTGAAATAATTAATTCCTTTCCGGGTTATCAATATATTCAATTCGGAGAGGATAATAAACCGCATAATATGTACAGAGGGACTGATCTTGGATTCGGAGGGTATATTCGATCGAACGCCGGGATTTATGGAAATGTGGCTTTGCTAGATGTAGTTTCACTTCATCCTCACTCCATAATTGCAATGAACTGCTTTGGTGATTATACTCAACATTTTAAAGATTTATTAGACGCTCGTGTTGCTATAAAAAACGGAGATTTCGACACAGCTAGAACTATGCTTGGCGGAAAATTAGCTCCATTTTTAGAGGACGAGTCACAAGCTGGGGATCTAGCACAAGCGCTAAAGATCGCAATTAATAGTGTGTATGGCCTTACCTCAGCTAAATTCGATAATCCATTTCGAGACAATCGTAATAAGAATAATATTGTTGCCCTGCGTGGAAGTTTATTCATGCGCACGTTACAAGATGAAGTGGAGAAAAGAGGTTATAAGATAGTTGCCATCAAAACAGATTCAATAAAGATAGCAGATGCCACAAAAGAGATAGTTGATTTTTGCATGGACTTTGCTAAAAAATATTCATATAAATTTGAATTTGAAAGTTTTTACGATCGCATTTGTCAGATTAATGATGCTGACTATATTGCTAGATATAAGGATGCTGAATACTGTGAAAAAACTTTTGGATTTGTTCCTAAAGATAATAAAAAGCACGAAGGTACATGGACTGTGACTGGTAAACAATTCGCTGTCCCATATGTATTCAAAACTTTATTTAGTAAAGAGCCAATCGAATTTAGTGATATGTGTGAAACATTCCAAGTAAAGACGGCTCTATATTTAGATATGAATGAGAAACTGCCGGACGTATCTGCATATGAAAAAGAATTTGCTAAAGCTGAGACAAAGTATAAGAAAGGAGAATTATCTGATACGACTTTTGAAGCTAGATGTTCTGAACTTAATGATAAGATCGAAGAAGGTCACGATTATCATTTTATCGGAAAAGTCGGCCAATTTACACCGGTTAAACCGGGCAAAGGAGGCGGCTTATTAATGAGGAAACAGGGTGAAAAATACTATGCCGCTGCAAACTCTACAGGATATCGGTGGTTGGAGTCAGAAATGATGATGGCCCCAGGTAATGAAGATAAGATTGATACTTCGTTTTATCATAATATGGTTGATAAAATGGTGTCTGAAATATCGAAGTATGGCGATTTCGAGTGGTTCGTCTCAGATGATCCCTATATTCCAGAACCTAAAAACAACATGCCCTACTTTATGAATATACCTGAAGGTTCACCAGAGGAATTACCATTCTTATAAAGAGGATGCTATTATGACTATATCCACGCAAGAATACATAGATTTTCTCCAAAGATTCATAATACTTCATTCTTATATTTACTACGAGCTCAACGATAACATACTCTCAGACAGACAATACGACTTAAAAGCAAAAGAGCTTGTAAAGTATAAAAACGAGTATCCGGAACTATGGAAAACAAGCATGTATTACAAACAATTCGGTAATGATTATAATGGAGCTACTGGTTTCACTTTATATCACGATTTGGACGAGCATCAGAAAAAGATTATCAGAAGTCTGGTTCCAAAATCTTTACGATAGTGATATTCGCGAAAATCACAACTGCTTTAATGGAGAGATAAGGAGTCTTGGCCAATTATGGTTGAGGCTCTTTTTGTTTTTCTATGAAGCGCCTATCACAAGAAAGGAGTCATTATATGCGAGGAGGTTAAATAAAAATCCAAAGCAACTTATTAAATCAAACCATTAAAAACTATATTTATTTAAAAAGGAGATTAACATTATGGAATTAACATTTGCACCAAGAGGAGTATTACAGATTGATGACGCAAGAATCATTTTCAGAAACTTTAGAGGAGAAGGCGGTAAATTCAATAAAGAAGGAGACCGTAACTTTGCTTTAATTATTCCTAACGAAGAAATGGCAGAAGCTTTGCAGAATGACGTAAACAAGTTTGGAGCAGGATGGAACGTAAAGATTAAACCACCAAGAGAAGAGGGTGATGAACCATTTATCTATCTTCCAGTTAAGGTCAAATTTAACGATAGAGGGCCTATTGTATATCTTCAGTCTGGTAGAAACCGAGTTAAGCTTGATGAAGATTCTATTTCAATGTTAGATGAAATTGATATTTTAAGCGTAGATCTCGATATCAGACCTTATGATGATGAGATTAACGGTAAACCATTTCGTGCAGCTTATTTACAGTCCATGTGTGTAACTCAGGAGATTGATAGATTTGCTTCGAGATTTGCACAGGAAGAATGCCCAGAAGAGTAATCAGAAAGGAGCGATATGTTAAATAGATTAATTATATTTTTAATTAGAAGGCGGCTCGGTATTGGGCCGTATGAACATTTCAGATTTACAAATCAGAAGACTAATGATGTTTATTATTTTGATAGTAAAAAAGGCGCATTAATCAAATTATCTGGTTTCGCACCACATCCTTGTTTATCTGGAGTAAGTCTTAACTGGTTACTCAGTGAGGAATGCAAAATAGAAAAAGTTTAAATTATGGAGGAAAATTTTCATGTCTAATATTAAAGGAACAGGAGCACCAACAAGAAAAACATTAGGAGCAGTAGGGGATATTTATACAGATGATAAAACCGGACGGCAGTATAAATGTACATTTGCATATCGATCAGACGATAAAATCGATTTTGATTGTGAATGGACACCAGTTAAAAATAAGAAGATACCAGTCGTTGAAGCAGTTGTTAAGAATGATATTCCAAAAGAAAAGGTGGTAGAAGAATCTACGAAGATAGATGGGCCGGTAGTGAAAGAAAACAAAATGGAAGCGGAAGAGACTGAAGAAAATACGACAACCCAAAAACGAACAAACTATGCTGCTTATGGTAAAAAGAATAAGTAAGATTTATACAGGATGCGGAAGGGTCTTGACTATATTTGGTCAGGGCTCTTTTTAATGCATTCTGAAGATAAAAGAAATACAGAAGAGTTCGGAAAATAATCAATGGCTTTTGCATTTAACGATGGTCAAATAAAAGAAAAATAGATAATACGCGACAGAAACACAGCCTTTAATGGAATGAAGTCTATATTTCTTAAAGGAGGAATTTAAAATGAATGGACAATTTAAAGATTTACGCAAAGCAGCATTTGCAGTGTCATTTGGAGTTGGCATGGGTAAGTTTGCGGCCGATGCAGTTGCGGCGATTCTATCAGGAATTAGTATTGGCTTGTTAAAGAACGCAGCTGACGATGGTAACAAAATCGCACAGGAGGTATGCGAGAAAGCGGATATCAAAGTTGAACCAAAAGAGGAAGAAGTTGAATCCAAATAAAAATGGGATTTCATTGTGAGTAAAGATCGAAGCTCTGGCTATATTTAGCTGGGGCTTCTCTTTTTATATTTAACGTTAAGCATTAAAACTAACTTAGGGAGCTGATTAACGATGGAAGCAGCACAAAAAGAATTGATATTTACTAAAAGGTCAATTGAGAAAACTAAGAATCTAGGTTATCCGACATTCAACACATGCGATCACTATACCGTTGATATGTCTCACTTGGATTATAAATCAAAAGATTGGTTGAATACTATATCTATAAAGCTTCCTAACAATAATTACGTGACTTTATGTGTGATGCAGACAAGCAAAGATGAGTCTTGTATCGATGTAAAATTCCACGGTGACAACTTGAAGAACCATAGAGTAATCGGTTTCGGAAAAGATGGCGATAATGTGATTACTTTGGATAAAAGTATTTATGCGTTGATTGCTCATGCTGAAAAGTTGGATTGATATTTGAAAGGAGAAATATATGAAAGAAGTACCAGAAGCTAAGTCTCTACGTTGGCTTGTAAATATGTTTCCATTAACAAAACTTCCGTTGGACGAAACGGATAAAATGTCTAACGCGATCCATATTTACTGTAAGAATGCTGCCGATAAATTAGAGGCTTTACAAGAAGAGAATGAAATGTTGCTAGAGTTATGTAGACATAAAGGCATTTTAAAATAAATCAACTTAGGAGCTGACTTAACATGGGTAACAGAGCTATCGTAAAACCAGAAGGTAAAGACATCGGAGTATATTTACATTGGAATGGAGGTATTGATAGCGTTACTGCATTTCTTAAATACTGTGAGTTAAAAGAGCATAGAGGATTTGATGATTCCTACGGTATGGCTAGATTCTGTCAGGTTGTAGGTAATTTCTTCGGAGGAAACTTATCTATCGGAATCGAGACTGATGTAAACGAAGATGAAGTCGAAGATTACTGGTTGGATAATGGTATTTATGTCGTGAAAGACTGGGATATTGTTAGACATGTCGGTGGTGAGGATTATCATGAAGGTTATGATTTAGATGAATTCCTTAAAGAGATTGATATTCGTCAACCACTAAAAGAACAGCTCGGAGAATTCCTAGATGCTGTAGAGACTCCAGTAAATGAGATTAAAGTCGGTGATATTGTGTTCATTATGAATAGTAGTGGACAATATGAGAAGCATGAAGTTATTGGGATCGGAGAACATAGATTTGTAAACGGTAGAAATGTTTTAGGTGTTCCGTATGTACAACGCTATGGTAACGGTCCTGATAATATTAACAATTATATTTTTGAGAAAGCTAGAGTTGTTAAGTAGAAAGTATCGGAGAGTCTTAACTGAGATGCATCTTGGTTAGGGCTCTTTTTTTTATCTTTGAACAAAGGAGAGAGTATGGATATTTTTGAAATGTGGTTAGAAGGATTGAAGATTATATTACCGTTCATGATAATAGGGGTTTCTATGTTAGTCGTTACCGCACTATTATTGTTTACGTTTGATTTATTTCTCATGGTAATGTTAAAAGATTTATTTGACATAGAGGAATCGCTTATTTGCATCGCAATCTTTAAATGCAAAAATTATAACGAATTAAAAGAAAAAATTAAAAATCAGTTAAATAGAAAGAGAAAGGAGAATTAAGTGATAACCATACTTTTATTAATTGGTATAGCTAGTATTTTTAGGATTCCTATACAGAATGCAGATATTTCACCTGACGCATGGTTGATATTTGTAGGATTGATCATATTGTCTATAGCTAATGAAATGAAAAGTAATAAGTAATATCTCTCCGTCACCAAAGCCAATGGACACTACTAAAATTAGGAGAGTGTTTCATCATGAGGATCATAAAGTACAAAACAACATTATCAGAAGACGGTAAGGCTGTACTTGAGAAGGAATTGAGCGTTAATTATCCAGAGTTAGATAGAAAGATGAATGGTCCGGAAAAGGTTGTACGACTAGCTAAAGAATTCTTACATTTAGACGACCAGACAGAGGAGTATTTATATATGATCTGCATGAATAGTAAGCTTGAATTAACTTCAGTATTTGAGATTTCTCATGGTAATGTAAATAGCTCTATTATCGGCGCAAGGGAGATATTCCAGAAAGCACTTTTGGCAAATGCTGTGAGTATCATTTTGATGCATAATCATCCGAGTGGAGATAGCGCTCCTAGTCGTGAGGACATTGAAGTGACTAAGAGAATAGTAGAAGCTGGTAGAGTCGTAGGAGTTGAGCTAGTTGATCATATAATCATTGGCCGCCCTATGTTTACTAGCTTAAAAGAAAAAGGATATATGTGATGGATAGAAAGGAGAAACTATGAAAATTTATATTGATGACTTTGTGGAGGACCTCAATTATCGTGGAGTTATCTTATATGTAGGTAATGTTGATCCTACAAAACTTTTAAGCAAATTAAAAGAAGATAATCTAAACAAAACTTATCGATTCGAATCTGTTTTGAAATCTAATAAATTATTATATGTCGAGAATTGCGATCTTCAGGATATGAGCGAATTTAGAACTCTCGAAGATATTTTGGAGTATTTAGATGATGGACAGGTTATTTATCCACTTCGATACGAAAGTGAGAGTGATCAATATTACGTTGAGACAATGCTATGGACAGAATTTGATTAACGAAAGGAGAAACTTCGAAATGCTGGAATTGAGATGAGACCGGTGTTTTGGAGTAAGGAAGATAAAAAGAAGTATGAGATAAAATCTATGAACAAGTTTGATCCTTATAAATATGCTAGAACATGGCTCGATGAATATGAGAAAGGAGAACAAAATGACAACTAAAGAATTAGGAAAAATTATGGTTAAAGAATTTTGTTTAGCATGGGAGAAAAATAAAGAGAAACTTGAGGAGTATTTCAGAACTACACCTCAGTCGGAATATAATTCATACGAGCTGCTTGTTAGACGTCTGTTTGATATTGTTATTAATCCGTCTATAGAAGACAGCTATTACTGGTTCGATACGGGAGACATTTTGGTAATTGACGATGGTGATTATCAAGGAACCCAGGTGTTTATATTACACAGAAATGTTTATCAGCCAAGCGTTGAAGATTATGTGTACACGAATACTTATTACGGTTCCTGTAGCGGCTGTGATACATTGCAGGCTATTCATTGGTATGAATATGGGTTACCGAATGAGCAGCAAGTAGAAGATTACATGGAACTGTGTTTGCATCTTTTACAGCGGTGTAATTTCATGATTGATAGCGAGGAGGATTAAATTATGGAAAGTAAAAAGAATGTAATAGGAGAAGTTAACGTAGAAGTAAAAGCTGGATTGTCAGTAGATAAGAAGACTTTCAGAACATGTATGGACCTTGTCGCAATTCATGCTCAGAACGAAGGGATAAAAGGTATGATTGTAAGATTTAACGACCAAGATATTGACCGATGCTGTATTAGACCATTAATGACTGAAGAAGAGGTTAATGCAGCTTTATATGCTAGACCAGATATGTTTAAAGAAAAAGAGAATAAGGATTGATATTTATGGAATTAACAGAATTTGTAGAAAAAGTATCAGGAATAAAACTTACTGTCTATCAGAAAAGAATGTTGGAATTACTCGGCAGTCTTCCAAAAGACAGTTGTATTGTCATGGGGAGAAGAGGGCCAATGATTCTGGATGGTAATGGTAAGAGGATTGATCATGAGAGAGAGAGTTATGAAAGGAGAAGAACGAATGGGTGACTACATACCACCAAAAACAATACATTTTCCAAGTGATATTCATGGTGTAAGAGTTCATGAGGGAAAAGAGCAAGTTAAAGTTTTATGTAGTGATAATGAGTATCATTGGGTTGATTACGATAGATATATATCAAGAAAGGAGTAAATTATGACTAAAAGAGAGGCTGCCATTATAAGTGCTTACACGGGATATTTGATTGGAGCGTTTAGTGATTTCCAGGCTTATGTCGAAGAGATTATGGGACGACCTGTGTTTACTCATGAGCTTCCGAATATTGCGGATGAACTTAAGGAGAAGAGCAAGAAGGATTTTATGAGTATTAAGATTGAGGAAGAACCACCGGAATGGATATATCATTCACCATGGGAAGGATGCAGCACTATAGATTTCGACGCCATAGAAAAGGCTCTAGGTTTTCGGTTATTTGGATGGCAGAAGAGTTATATTTTACACCAAGGATATCGACGGATGGGGCGAACTACTGCTGAGATACTTCAGATGCTATTCGACAAAGAGCAGTACGATAATCCAATTGATTTTAGTGAACCGCCTAGGAATAAAAGGCTGGCTATATTCCGTCAGCAATTCCGAGAGATCTGGGAGAAACTTCGAAATGCTGGAATTGAGATGAGACCGGTGTTTTGGAGTAAGGAAGATAAAAAGAAGTATGAGATAAAATCTATGAACAAGTTTGATCCTTATAAATATGCTAGAACATGGCTCGATGAATATGAGAAAGGAGAACAAAATGACAACTAAAGAATTAGGAAAAATTACTTTTGCCGAGTTTGGGACTATTAGAGATTATCCATTTCTAATTGGTTTGCAGCTCGGCTTTCGTATAGGCGGAAGCTCAGTTATGGATGGCGGAAAATATACAGTCAATATTAGTCCAGAAGCCAAATTTGAAGATTTGAACCGAGAGGCGACAATCACAAAATCTATCGAAGAAGTTAGCCGGATATTGGAAGATGCAAAAGTGAATTACGTATCAGAGCTTCTGAATAAACCAGTTGAGGTAACTATGGAAAACAACACATTTAAAGATTTTAGGATTCTTACGGAAGTGTTATAGGAGGTATGATATGTCAGGACTAACTATGGAAATCAAGCAAGAAAGACGACTCTGCACAGTTAGAGGTGATTATGGATATTTTCATACTTGGGAGCATTATACTAATTCGTCTGGACAAAGCGGAGTATATGGACTAGTTGAATTTGAGGATAGTGTTAGACGAGTCGAACCCACATGTATTAAATTCTGTGATGAAGAGAATGAGATGCTGAGCTTGTATAAAGACCCGACGAAGAGAAGGGAACAATTAGAAAGTATGCTAAATGGTCGTTAGTGATTTTTAGAAAGGAGAATAATATGGATATTTCAAACTTATCAAACGAGGATTTATTTTCTGTTCTATTATGTGGTGTCGAACCTATTGAGCCTTATACTATCAAAGATTATGCTACTGAGTGGAATAAACGCTGTACTGAAGAAACTAATAAAGATGGGTATGGATATTCTATTTCATGCTAACTAAAAAAGGAGCTGCTTAAAATGACATACGAAGAATCTGTTTACGAGATTGTAAAGAAAGACTGCGATGGGCTGGATTCAATTTACGAGGATTATATCGTGAGTCTGGTTGGTAAGTACGGTTTAGATGCTTTGAAGGCTTATGGGAAACTTGAGGCTTGTGGTGTTGTGAACGGAAGACAGTTGTATGTACTTGTCTAGAGACGCGAAATTTACACGGTGTATTATGAGAGAAAAGGAGAAATTACTGTCGATTTATATTGACGGATAAGCCGAGATGAAAATCTTTGTGGCATCGAAAAGTCACATTTTCTCTCTTTTTATTTTTGTGTTTGAGAAAGGAGAAACTAAATGTCAACATTTAACGAAGTAATTGATATTCTCGACAAGTGGCAGTTCTTTTTAGGACAGAGAGCTGGGCGAGAATTATGGATAGACAAACCTACAAAAATACAGGAAGAAGATCTTGCTAACTTCAATCGTGATTTGGAGACGGTGAGGTCTTTTGTTAATTTGTTGAAAAACGAAACAGCATTAGGAGAACCACCTACTTGCAGCATTTGCAAATATTTAAACGTCATAAATAATAACGAACTATATGCTCTTTGTAAAAAGACAGGGACTATATTTGAACCTTTTGAATTGGATACAAGAGAGCATTACTGCACTTGTTTTAGACGAAAGGAGAAACGAAATGTATAGTAGAGAACATATGGCGGAAGTAATACATAAGGTATGCGACCATTTTGGGTTAATATCTTATGAGTGTTTTGATTTTGACACGGCGATACTTAAATTCAAAATCGAAGATCAACAAGGAAATGAGATCGATACCATTAAAATTGATCAATGTTCTTTCAATAAAAACACCCTCGATAAATTATGGGATAAATTATCAAATGCTGTACCAAATAAGCCAGCAGAAAAACATATCGTAGGTTGGCGACCAATATCAGAATATTCTAGAGAGAATTATGACTGGGTGCTGGTTAAATATTTTGATGGTTCTTACGAATGTGTTCCGGAAGTAGCCGAGATGAGAGTCGACGGAAAATGGTATAACCGAGCAGGTGCTTTGATTCCTGATATTTTCGACGTGAAGTATTTCTTTGATATGCAGCAGTTGGATAGTAGAGAGGTATAGTCATGTTTCATATTCATGAATGGGAGAAACTCGAAGACAAACCTCATGATATTTACTACGACTACTCTGGTTTTAAGGTAGGCATATTTAGATGTCGGTGTAAGATCTGTGGAAAGATTCGTAACGTGAAGTTTTGGTAAGAAAGGAGAATAATATGAGCGAAATGAGAACAGAGAATTGGATGGGATATGATATTAGATTTATCGAGCAGGATGGAGAATGGTGGGCTATCCTGAAAGATATTTGTGATGCTTTACATCTTAGAAGTAAGGATGTGTCGCAGAGATTAGATCCGGATATGATGATTCGAGCGAAGGTGGACTCAAAATGTGATATACCTTCAAAGTATAACGTAAAAGACGAGGACGGTTTAAACGATATCGAATCCAATACATTTAATAAATCATATTGGATGCTCGCTGTAAATGAAATAGGAATCTATGAAGCTTTATTCGCAAGTAGACGTTTGGAGGCTCGCAAGTTTAGAAGATGGACAGCTACTGTATTGAAGAAACTCCGTCGTCACATTGGTCTTGAAGGCTATGAAGTTATGAGAATGGCAGATCCGGAAGTCCAGGACGAAATTGATCATTTCTTGGATGATTTATTTTACGACGAAGAGACTGGGCAGCTAATGATTAGTAGGACTGTGGCTGGCGGTGATGTAATCCAGGAACCGTTTGAATTTTAGAGGAGGTTATATGGAAGAATTCATTGATATTTACAGAGAGCTTAATACGATAAGTAGTCTAACTGATCGTCTTCGCTATAGTTTCGAGCCTTATTCTATTACAGGACTTAGAGGTACACGAGGTCTTGATCCTGATGTCGAGCCTGACTATCGTGAATTATCTTTAGAAGAAATAGACGACATCGAACACGACATTCGTAAAATAAAAACTTATATAGAATCGGATATGACTGTTTTTATAAAAGATACTGTCGAAACAATTGATAAAGCGTCTGAAAGATTGTTGTGTCAGTATGGAATAACTAGAGATAATGCACACGAGTTTAAAGATCGGATTGACATTGATATGTTTTACGGTCCTGAATATACTAGACGAAGGTATTTTCTAGATGGAAAATATATCGGTACTGTAAGATCTCATGTCGATACTGATTTCGAAGATTTACATGCGGAGTTTGTTGTAGAGATTATTCACGAAGATAAAGAGAGGTGATGCGTAGTGAACCCGAAATTTGATATTCAGCCATTTGAGTAACACGGCCCTCTCGTAGTTTGGGAGGGTCTTTATTATGTAAAAGATTGATATATAAGAAAGGAAAATAAAATTATGATTAGTTGTTGTGGATGTAAACATAGAAATTGTCCGCAGTATTGTGCGTGTTGTGTCGGATGGGATAAATATGAGTCTAACACTTTAATAAATCCAGTACTTGCTATGGATATTGATAAAGAAATGAAGATGTTAGCTAAACATGCTATGAATAAAATATTTGGAGTTGAAAGAGTAGAGAAGAGAGAAAACACTATGACAATTAAGAAAGTATATTTCAATGATCCAGTAACTGTAGTTCTGTGGGAAGACGGAACAAAAACTATCGTAAAAGCAGGAGAAGATGATATTTACGATCCTGAGAAGGGTCTGGCTATGGCGATTGCTAAGAAAGCTCTGGGCAATAAAGGTAACTATTATGAAGTATTCAAGAAGTGGCTGCCGGAAGAGGAGGATGATGACTATGAAGATCAGGTTGAGCAGATGAAAGACTATATCGATGAGCTGGAGAAAGAATTTCATAAAAATAAAAGGAGCTATCGAAACAGGGAAGAAGCTGACGTAACTGAGGATACAATTAAAGACGAACCACGACAGATACAGTGGTTGTCCACAAAAGAGGTTGCCGATGCGAATGGACTATCTGTAAAATATGTTCGTAAACAAATCAAAGATGGATTTATTCCGTCGGCTAAAAAAGTTGGTGGCAAGTGGAAAATTCCGGGTTACGTGTTCGATGATCATGAAGTGTATGTAATATTATAGCTCGCGCAAAATACATTCCGTATTATGGAGACTATACATAACAGTTAAATTCAAACAATGAAAGGAGAAACAGATTATGAACATGCATATTAAGAAAGGTGACAAAACAATTGATATTCCAGTGTGGGGTATGTTCGCAATGGGAGTAGTGGTTGAGAGCATCGGACGATACGTTTGCAAGACAGTGAGATCTGTTACGAAAACAAGACATAACGTGAAGAACGAAACTGAAGATTAGTTTCAGGAGGAGAGGCTCTGGTCTAAATGACTGGGGCTTCTCTTATTTTTGTTTTAGAAATGGAGGACGAATTATGAGAGTAACAGATTCTATTTTAGTAGCAGTAGATTTCGATATGAAAGGCGGACCGGATACTGCTATTTTAGTTGTTGGTAAGAAAAAGAAAGGAGAGGCTATTGATATTTTGAATACTTTTCAGGGAGAAGAGGCCATGGATTTGTATAAGAAGTTGACTGGGAGTGGTAAGGAGGTTGAGTGATATGAAGAAGAAATTATTAGCATTGATATTTTCAGGAGTAGTTTTGTCTACTGCTTTAACTGGCTGTAATTATGCTGAAACTGATAAAACATATGATCCGGAAGATGAAAATATAAAGTCTATGTTTGTTGAGGTTGAGGAGAGTTTAACATGGAAAGTCGTATACGATAAAGAAACAAAAGTAATGTATACAGTTTCCGGTGGTGGATATAATTCAGGAAATTTCACTCTATTAGTAGACGAAAACGGTAATCCTAAGCTGTGGGACGGTGAGTGATAATTGGAAGTGAGTTATAAAGAAAAACCTGAAATTAATTTTAAATATAGAGGAACATCTATAACACCTTCAAAAACTTATCTGGCTAGAGTGGGAGACAATAAGGAACAAAAACAGACATCGTTCTTGTACTCATATCAACTCGACGCTGTAAATAAGCTTCGAAATGGTTGTATATTATGCGGTGGCGTAGGGTCCGGCAAATCACGAACTGGCCTTTTTTACTATTTTAAAGAAAACGGCGGGTGGATTGATAAAGATAAGTACACTCCTATGAAAGACCCACAAGATCTTATAATCATTAGTACAGCGCTTAAGAGAGACTCTAAGGAATGGCTGGGAGAATTGGCCAACTTTGCTTTATATCCCGATGAGGAGGGTCTGACCAGATTCGGTAATAAAATCATAGTAGATTCCTGGAATAATATTAAAAAATATCAAGATGTAGAAAATGCATTTTTTCTATTAGATGAGCAGAGGTTAGTTTCGTATGGTGCGTGGACAAAAGCTTTTTTAAAAATAGCAAAGAATAACAATTGGATTTTATTAAGTGCCACACCAGGAGATTCTTACTATGAATACCTACCTGTATTTCTTGCAAATGGTTTCTTTCGTAATAAAACTGAATTTAATCGAGAGCATGTAGAATTCTCACGTTATGCTAAGTTTCCTAAGATAGAACGATATCATAATACTCGTAGACTGGATCGGTTACGAGATAGGATTCTAGTTAACATGGATTACAAGCATGATATACGAACTCATCATATCGATATTTCTTGTACTTATGACATTCGCAAGTATAAAGAGGTGATGAAAAAACGTTGGAATCCGTATAAGGAAGAGCCTATTCAAGATGCTGGTGGGTTATGTCATGTTTTACGGAGAGTTGTTAATAGTGATGAATCAAGACAAGTTAAATTACTAGAGATCCTAGAAGAGTATCCGAGAGCTATTATATTCTACAACTACAATTATGAAAGAGATATTCTCCTTAATTTAGCTTATGAACCTGGAACTGAAGTAGCAGAATGGACAGGTCATGCTCATCAGCCAATACCGGAGGGAAACAAGTGGGTTTATATTTGTCAGTACACTTCAGCATGTGAAGGTTGGAACTGTATACGAACAAACTGTGTTATATTTTATAGTCAGAACTATTCGTATAAGGTAATGACTCAAGCTGCTGGAAGAATTGATAGACTCAACACGAGGTATGAGGACCTGTATTATTATCATCTAAAAAGTAAGAGTGGAATAGACTTGGCTATATCAAGAGCTCTGCATGAGAAGAAGAAATTTAATGAAAAACGTTGGTGTAAATGGGATTGAATATTAAGAAAGGAACATAATGAAAGAAAGAAAATATACGGTTTACAAACACACTAGTCCAGAAGGAAAAGTATATATAGGCTGTACGGGTGTCGGAACAAAACGTAGATGGGGATTAAATGGACGAAGATACGAATTCAATAAAGCTATGTATGACGATATACAGAAATTCGGATGGGATAGTTTTAGTCATGATATTTTAGCGTCTGATATGGATGAAGATGACGCTTATGAACTGGAGAGACACTACATTTCTGAATACGATTCTACGAACCCTAAACATGGCTATAATATATCAATAGGTGGCAAAGGTGCTTGTGGGGTTCCGTTGCGAGAAGATGTGAAGAAAAACCTGATAGCAGCTATATCTGGCGAAAAACATTATTTATATGGAAAACATATGTCAAAAGAAACTAAAAGAAAACTTAGTGAGGCGCATAAAGGCGAACGGAATCCAAATTACGGCAAGCCAAGATCTGAAGAAACTCGTAGAAAAATAGGGAAGGGTAATTCGAAAAAGGTAAGATGCGTTGAGACTGGAGAAATATATGACTCTTTAACAGATGCTGCTGCAAACAAAGGCATAGCATCTACTTCTTGTATTTCATCAGCTATGAACGGAAGATATGAAACATCCGGTGGATATCACTGGGAATATGTCGACTAAGGACGAATATGAAAGGAAGTGGTGTAAATGGGATTAATTTCGCTAAATAAACATCTCCTATTATGAGAAACTGCATAATTAAATGGATAGGGATTAGTTATGCTTAGGATAGAGATATCTAATGTTGCGACTGTCCTCGGTGTAAAAGCCGCCCCCTCGCGAAGGCATTAGATTTGCGCAGCTCTATTCTTATTCTTAGAGGAGGACTCTGACAGAAATGTCGGGGTCTTTCTTTTTGCTTTTCTGTTGGTCATGTAATGAAGGGAGTGAATCTATGGCAAAGAAACGAAAATACCAGAGGAGGCATGTAAATCCAATTAGAAAACTAAGTTTGAATACTATCGTTAAGGTCAAGTTAACCGAAAAAGGTGTTGATATTTACTTCCATCAGTACGACGACTTAATTGATAAAGGGATTGAATTGGCTAGAATGTATCCCGATATTGACGAAGATGGTTACACGTCCTTCCGATTATGGTCATTCATGAATTTATACGGTCCGTATATAGACACAGACTTACCTACTGTTATAGATGACATATGTTTGTATATACCGAATGATGATATGGATTATGTAAACGAGTAGGCACTCGGGAAACTGAGCGTCTATTTGAATGTGTTTAAAGAGTTAAGGAGGATTGATATTCATGGCTAAAAAGAAAATTCATAGATTAAACAAAGAATGGTACGTAGAGGATGAATACGGACATACTGACAAAGTTTTGGTTCAGAAAGTAAATGAGTTAATCGGTATTGTTAACCATCAGCAGGAAGTGATCAGAAACTTTGAGCTAATGATGAAAAATAGGAGGTGATACTGTGATACAAAGATTACCAAAGCTTGAGAAAGAGGATCTCGATCGAGTCCTTGAATGTGTATACTGTCCTTTTTACAAAGAGTGTGAAAAGACTATAGAAACACCTGAAGATAATTTAGATGGAACTTGCAAAACACGAGAAATATTTATGAACAAGCTGAAAGGACTTGATTTAAATGTCTAAAGTATTATGCATTGGTAGAGTTGTAAAAGGTAGATTGATATTTGAAAAGGTGCTGCCGAGAAAGGAGATTAAATGGTTAGTTTAATGGATGTGTTTGTGATCGCTGTGATGTGTAGTTTTATTACTGCGGTGATTATATTTTCAGTAACTAAGAAATGGATATTATCGTTAATTGAGGAAGGTTTACTCCCAATAGCAAGAGACGTAGACAGTATTATCGATACTATGTGTAAGGAGGATAGGTATGAAAAATAGAGGATGCTTTGGCGTACTAGTAGATTTTGTTCTTACATTAGCAACAGGCGGCTTATGGCTGATTTGGGTGTTAATTAGATATTTGAGAGCTAACAGTTAGGAGAACTATATGAGTGGATTCAATGTTATTTATGACAAGCAAACTCGCCGTGTTATTCTAACTGAAGAAAATGGTTACTGGACATTACCGATGTATTTGGATGTAGCTCATTATGAAGAAGGTTCTGAACCAGTATTGATTGAGAGTAAGGATGGTGGTTTATATTTAAGACCAAACGCCGTGATTGTAAATGATTTATGGGGAGGTAAAGATGAATGAAATATTAGCTTTAGGTACGCTTTTGGGAGTTATATACTTATCTATTGGATTCGGTGTAAACATGATCTTAGATGAGATATACGACATTTATATTCCAATAGGATGTATGCTGTTCTGGCCCATTATCATATTAATAGTCGCAATATTCGAACTTTGTAAGTTCATAAAAGTATTATTTGAGAAACTAATACGACACAAATAACTAAACTAGCAAAGACTGGAATTTCCTACTACAAGTAGAGAATAGGACGTGACTTCCATGAGAAGCGTAAAAGTATTGGAAATGCTTAATGAAGGTAAGATTGATGAGTTGAAGACTAAACTACAAGACGAGATTTATGCAGATTCATTAAAGTCTAAACCGAATGCTAAGAAACGTTATACAGCTATGAAAAAGTATTTCTCATATACTAACAATGTCAGAGAATGCTGCCAAAAGCCTTGTGAAATTGAGTTTGAAGGAAAGCCTTATATTTCTTTCACTAACTCTTGGTCTTTGGTTTTAACTACCGAAGATATTGGTGAAATTGAACTGTTTGATAAGGAGAATTTGAATTACCCTGATGTTACTAGATTATTAAGTTTTGAGGGGATTAAGCGAAAAGTAGATTTCAGTAAGATATTTGCAGAGGCTAGGAGTCGAGGTTATAAACTTACCAAGAAAGAAGTTGGGCCTGGATTCGAGTACCTAATGCTTTACGACGGTACTTATTACAAAATTGGATTGTTGGAAGCGACTTATGGAATTATCGATGACGGTAAAGAAGCTATGGTCTATCATCCTGACGGTAAACGCAAACCAATTACTATACAAACGAGTATTGGAATTTGTATGATCATGCCGGTGTTTATTAAGGATGAAGACGAGGATGATATTGAACCGGAGCGTGTTATTGAGGTTGAGTTGTAAGAAGAAAGGAGGTGAAAATACATCATGCTAGATGAAGAAGAAATGATCGAGAGAATTAAATGTGAGTGTTTCACCGGAGATTCTGGAAAAGATCATGAAATAGCTGACCATATTCTATGCGACTTTCTAAGACTTCTCGGCTATGAAAGGTTGGTAGATACGTATGAATCAGTTAGCAGATGGTACTGAGTTCGCGTAAATAACAACTTCCATTATGAAAAGATGTATATTCAAGGAGGTAATATTTATGAAAGATGCGTTTAAGAAAGGATTTGGAGCATTTATGGGTATTTATTGTGGAGCTGTAGTAGTTGGCACAATAGGCAAACTCTTGTATTCAAATGAAAACGAAGAAATGAATGATACCGAAAAGAATGGAGTAAACGAAGAGGAGTCCAAATAGGGCTTCTCTTTTTGTTTCCAGCAAATTGATATTTAAGAAAGGAGGGTTGGTATGAGTACCAAAGAAGTGTATTTTGATCAGTATTGTAAATCTTGTAAGCATTTCGACAAGATGGAAGAAGAGAATCCTTGCAACGAATGTCTCGAAGAGCCAGTAAATGTAGATTCGCATAAACCGATTAAATGGGAAGAAAAGAAATAGTTTAAAGGAGATTAATGTCATGGGAAATTTCGGCGTATTGCTAGTAACAACTATCATTGTTTATTTATGTGTTTATGCATTGATTAATCGTATTTGTCAATGTATAGAACACTGTGCTACAGCAAAATCATTTGATAGGTTCATTAATAAAATAGAAAAAATGGACAAGGCGGAGTTAGAAAAAATTCTGGAAAAAGATGAATAGGAGGAGAAGAATATGAAAACGATGAAGAAAAATTGGAAGGTAATGTTGATTGTAACTGCTGGTATCCTGGCAGTTATTTTATTAGGTGTATTTGTAGTCCAGAGTTCCCAGAACAAAGCAATTGCTCTAGAAGAACAGGTAAACAGTGCTGATTCCGATGTCAAGGTTCAGGAAAAACGAAGAGTAGATCTCGTTATGAATTTGGTGGATTGTGTGAAGCAGTACGATAAGCACGAAGCAGAGACTCTTAAGTCAATTGTGGAAGGCCGAGGTAAAACAGGAGACATTGAGAATGTGACGACAGCTATTACCGCAGTATCTGAAGCATATCCTGAGTTGAAGTCCGATTCAAACTATAAAGAACTAATGAACGAATTGTCTATTACAGAGAATCTTATCGCGGAATATCGTAGTAACTATAATAAGCAGATCAAAGAATACAATCGCTATGTGCGTAAATTCCCGACAAGATCATTTTTAAGTTTATTAGGATATGAGACACAAGATTATACATATTTGGATTATGATGCCCCAGTTGACGCACCGCAGGATTTATTCAAGGAGTAAATAGCATGAGAAGTTATGATATTGAAATAACTAAAAGGGAAGTGTTAGCCAGTGTTTCTATTATAGCCATTCTATTACTTATTGGTGTTTTGATTTCTAGTAAGATTTCAGAGCACCAAATGGATAAGAATGAGATCTACAACAAAGCAGTAAAGATTAAAGAGTCCGATATATTTGAGTATGGTATGCGGACCAATGTCGGAAACGCTTTTGTGAATGGAGATCTAAAAGCTGTTGACACGGTCACTTATCCGGAAATAGACGGTGTTTATATGTATGTCGAAAAAGTGAAAGAGCGATATACAATGCATACTCGAACTGTCATTTATACCACAGGTTCTGGTAAAAATAGAACCATGCATACAAGAACTGAGCATTACTGGACATGGGATAGGGTTGGTAGCGAGGATAAGACCTGCAAAGAATTGATATTTTGTGGGGTTACTTTTCCGTCTGGTAAAGTCAATATTCCATCACCAGAACACGTTGAAACTATTAAGGAGTCTAGTCATGTTCGATATAAATATTATGGTACACCAACCAAATTCAAAGGAACTATATTTGCCAAGTTAAAAGACGGAACCATACCTGATAACACTAATTTCTATAAAGATATGAACATTGATGAAACATATGAGTCATTAAAATACGGCAATGGGTGGATTATATTCTTTTGGATAGTATGGATTGCATTTATTATCGCTTGTGTATTTGGGTTCTATTATTTAGATAACAATTGGCTTGAATAGGAGGATTAAATGATCGAGTTACATGTTGAAGATTACTGTCATAAGTGTCCAGATTTTGATCCAGTTTTAACTAAATTATATGCTGGCGGGGCAGTGCATACTATATACGTTCAATGTGCAAATAAAGAACGATGCAACAGTATTAAAAGATTTTTAGAAAGCGAGAAGAATCATGAAGAAAATTAAAAAGTTTGGTTGTGTATGGTCTGCAATTATATTACTAACTTTATTATTATCTGGTTGTCAGTCAGCTGCGAAACATATGGGTGGAGATATGACTCTTGAGTTAGAACCTAATCAGAAACTTGAAGAGATTACTTGGAAGAATGATGATTTATGGTATTTAACAAGACCTATGCGGGAAGATGAAGAACCAGAAACACATACATTCCAGCAGTCAACAGATTTTGGTGTGTTTGAAGGAACCGTGACTGTGGTTGAGAGTAGAGAATAGGAGGATTTCACCACTAAGGTGGTTCAAAGAAAGGAGATTGATATTATGAGTATTAAAATTGAGAATGTAGAAGTTATGGGTTGGGAAGCTGCTATTAGGGGAATGCGCAACCCGATGAACTCTTGGGAGAAGATTGATAGTTATGAAGGCGGAATCACTTTTGATGTTTTGGGACAGCCGAACGACTATGAAGTAGGAAACTTTATTATCGGCCCTAACGACTTCAATCTCATGAAGCGCCTTCGTAATGCCGGTACAGACCATCGTAAATTTATGCGGATGATTACTGTGTATGTGGATATTACAGCTCCGTTATATTTCTGGAAAGAACACGATCAGTATAAAGTCGGAACCGTTACAAATTCTTGCTCAACTATGCACAAGATTCATGAGAAGGAGTTTACGTTGGAGGATTTTAGTTGTGAGCATTTGCTAAGTTTGGATAATGACAAAGAATGTGTAATTGAAGATCGATGTGATAGCTATTATGATTTAGATCCTACTGACGTAATGGATGGAATTATTGAAATGCTAAATAAATGTAGGATTCTATTTTTAGAAACCAAAGACAAAAAATACTGGTGGCAGATGATTCAGCTTCTTCCGAGCAGCTATAACCAGAAACGTACAGTTCTCCTCAATTATGAAGTCCTCGCTAATATGTACCACTCCCGTAAAAACCACAAATTAGATGAATGGCGAATCCTATGCGAATTCATTGAAACTCTTCCCTACAGTGAACTTATCACCGGTGATGACGGCATGTATTTATCCCCAATGCTAGATCCTAAATACCAAAATAAAAGCAATGAAAGTGAGAAATAACCATGAAAAAGATAACAGTGTGTAAAGACTGCCCTGATCGCTCGTTAGGTTGTCATGGTACTTGTGAAAAATATATTCAGGAAAAAGCGAAAACAGAAGCACTTAAGCATAAGATTGCTTTAGAAAGAGAGATATTCATTTTCGCAAAGGATCGCAGGCTGGAATACGGAGCTAAACGTCTTAAAAAATATGGAAAATTAAATTAGAAGAATTTAAGTAGTTATTAATAAGGAGAAATAAAAATGAAAGTATGTAGAGTAAAACCAAGTGACAGTATTTGTTTTGATTGCAAAGTTATAGATCCAGATTGGGGTCTTGTTTGCGATTGTGAAAATTGCCCAAAAGAAATTAACAATTACGAGCTTCTGAAAATCGGGGTCGGAACAATGTTTCGTAGAGATTACGCAATGGTTCTTATCGATGGGAAAGTTAAGAGAGTTCCATTAAAAGATATTTATGATATTCGGGAGGTGTAGTTTTATGGGAAGAGCAGAGAGACGTAAATTAGAACGCCGGAATCGAATTGATGATCGTAAGAACAAACTATATATGAGTAGAGACGAGATCAATAGAATGAAAGAGGAAATCGCTGCTACGGCATCTGAGTATAACGTAGAGAATCTTATGACTTGTTTTGCTTTGGCTGAGCATCGTTTGTATGGTTTTGGACAGAAACGGATATTACGAACTTTACAATACATAGATGAACTGATGGGTCCTATTTCAGATGGAACAAAGACAATTGAGGACTATAAAAAAGAATTAGAGGAAGAAGGTAATGTCATTATTAAATGCTAATGACGGAAAAGGTGAAGAAGTATGACTTTCGCAGAACAATTAAAATACGTAATGGAAATTGAGGGATTATCCAAAACAGATGTCGCTAAGAAGTGTGGTATAACAGATGTTTCTATCGGAAGATATCTAAAGGGTGATAGAACACCGAACGTTAGAGACGCCAATCACATATTTAAGTCACTTGGATATTCTTTGGAACTTTGTAAGGAGAAACCTAAGAAAAGCTCTAAAAAGCACGATGTCAGTAAGAATGGTTCTGGTTATTATGATCCAACTGCTTGTAAGGCTATTAGAAAGGCAGATATTGAACGGGAGCGCCTAATGAAATTACTAGATACCATTTTTACTATTTGCGAGTATGCAGGTTTTCATGTAGAAGAGCGTATTGTATTAAAAGATAAAAAGACAGGAAAGGTATGGAAGTGAGTATGAAATATGTAATTTTAGCATTTTTAGCTTTTTTACTAATTTGGGATATTTTCTGGTTCAAAAAGTCTGACGATAAGTTTTGTAAGGTTGGGTATCTACTGGCGATTGGATTAACAATTGCTTCATTATGGATGTGGGCGTTTAGAGTATAATCATGATGCAGGTGACTATATTAGAGATTATTATGGTATGAGGAGAAGAAGAATGATGGAGCAAGTTAATATTATTATTTTATACTTATGTGATAGAGAGGCTTGCGAATATTGTAGTAATGAATGTAAACATACAAGTGATATAACTCATGCGATACATAAAGATACACTTAGCTGTAGCTTATTTGAATGCGATTGTACCAACTGTGATATTCTTTTTATCGAGAAAGAAATGGATCGTAATGAACGTGTCGGATGAAAGATAAATGGTTAAATAATGTTCGCGAAAATCACATACTATCTTATAGAGAATATTAGGAGGTATGTAATTATGACAAAGCGAGAAAGACATTATGTAAATCAGATAATATTGGGATTGGGACTGATAATGCTTGGAGTTATATTGGCTATATTAATGAATGGCGATATAACAGCATTAATATTTATCAGCTTAATCGCAGGATTAAACATTACAGGTAATACTTATATGTTGTATTATTACAAAATTAAACTTAATAGAAGAAGACAGTGGAGAGCTTAGGTTGAAATGATCTAGGCTCTTTCTTTTTCGTTGATATTTGAAAGGAGAATAGGCTTTAATGGCAAAAAGAGGGAGACCTATTAAAGAAAATGCCAGGCGAGTACAATTTAGACTTCGTATGAATGATCGAGAGAATTCCATGTTGAAGTCTATTTGCGAATATACTGGCTTAACTAGACCGGATGTTTTAAGAATAGCTCTGGAAAGAATGTATGAGGAAGAAGATAGGCTTAGAAAAGCTTTTTCAGAACCTTTAAAGATCGGTAAAGATACGGAGGATTGATATTTGAGGCTTTTGTGATCGCGTGAATTACATACCCCTTTATGGAAAACTATTAATTTCTAAAGGAGGTATTTAGTATGAAGAATAACTTAGAAAAGGAATCTAAAGAGAAGAAAAGTTTAAAAGAAGTTGTAATGGAAAACAAAAATTATATCTTCGCCGGGGTTGCTTGCGCATCAACTTGCGTGTTAGGTTATCTACTATTCAAAGAAGTCAAAGTAAATAAAATATTGAAAGATGACAATATAAAATTGCTTAGAAAAAATTGTGTAGTACATGACTTAAAAGACCAGGTTGAAACAGTACAAGAAGCCATGAGTGAAGGTATGATTCAAGAAGCCATAGCGACAACTGCTAGAAAACTTAACGCTCGTATAGATAAGAGAGATAGGTTATTGAATATGCCGAAGCTAGATATTTATAGACAGAAAGAGTTAGAAAAAACAGAAGAGGAGATTAAAGTTTTTACTAGACGTATGACAGCTTTTAGTAAATTAAGACTGAAATATTATATTGAAGACTGACGAACGTCTGGGGAGGCCAATTGGTCTCCTCTTTTATTTTTCTCGCGATTTTTACAAACTATATTATGAAAAGAACGCAATGTAAAGCTAAAAACTTGTGCTGGAGTGACAGCGTGCCCTTGAGATAGTTAACAACTATGAGAAGGGGGAGGTAGATTCGGTTTTTAGAGTATGTGGATATTAGTGCTGAAGTGACAGCGTGCCCTTGAGATAGTTAACAACTATGAGAAGGGGGAGGTAGATTC